GTAAAATCAGTTGATTGTGATTATATGGTAATCAACGCATCTGATGAGAATAACGTAGATACAGTCCGTAATAAGGTAAAGAACTTCGCATCCTCAATGGGATTCAAAAAGTGGAAGATTATTATCTTAGATGAGTTTGATTACATGTCTCCAAACGCACAAGCGATTCTTCGTAATTTGATGGAGACATTCTCACAACATTGTAGATTCATTTTGACTTGTAATTATGTTGAGAAGGTAATTGACCCGATTCAATCTCGTTGTCAATCATTCCAAATCATACCTCCAACTAAGAAGGATGTAGCTGTTCAAATCTCAAAGATTTTGGGAGCAGAAGGTGTATCATTCGAACCAAAGGAGTTAGTTCCAATTATTGATGCTGGATATCCTGATATTCGTAAGATTATCAATACTTGTCAAATGAACTCCGTTAAAGGTAAGTTACAAGTAGATACTCAGAACCTATTGGAGAATGATTACAAAACGAAAGTGTTGGATATTCTTAAATCATCGGATGATAAGAGAAACAAATATACCAATATGAGGCAAACTATTATTAATAGTAGAGTAACTGATTTCTCAGAATTATTCACTCTATTGTATGAGAAGGTAGATGAGTACGCTCCATCAAACACAGCAAATGTAATCATCGCATTATCCGAAGGACAGAGTAAACACTTTAACGCTATTGATAAAGAGATTCCAATGGCAGCAACACTAATAGAAATTCTAAACTTAATTTAAGATGGCAAAAATTGTAGGAATGGGTGGTAATAAACCACAAAAAGCATCAGAACAACCAACGCAAGCTGGGCAACCTCAAATCGATTTGGGTAAATCTAAACCAATCGTATGTGGAAGTTGTGGTGATGATGTATTTGTAACCGCAGGTAAGTTTCGTAAGATTTCAAAATTGATTACTGGTACACCGCAAGATGTAGTAGTTCCAATTGATGTAATGTTATGTGCTAATTGTGGTGAGATTTGTGAAGAGTTGATGCCTGAACAATTGAAAGCATTAATGGAGTTGGATAAAATTAACGCAGAAAAGAATGCCTAAGAGTTTGTTCGACCACATCAAAGCAATTACTAATGAGCAAGACCCAAAGTATTGGGATAAGTTAGAAGAGGCTGATAAACGTACTTGGAGCAACTATATGGTGTTTCGTTTTCTATCTATGAAGTATGAGTGGGTAGAAACAATAGCAACCATTCAGCCATATCTGCAGGAAGTTCCACCAAAAGCATTGTACTTAGCTCTAATCGATATACTCCCAAAAGGTAGACACTTTATGAAGTATATGAAACCAAAGGGAGCTGATAAATACGAAGGATGGTTGGTACAATTGGTGGCTAACCATTATGAAGTATCTAAGTTGGAAGCTGAAGATTACTTAAAGATTCTATACGCTACTAAAAGTGGTAAAGAGAAGATAAAGGAATTGGCTGAAGATTATGGTACGGAAACGAAAGTAATAAAAAAGTTAAAGTTGAAAGTTTAAAAGAGAAAAGTTTGGTAATCCCAAACTTTTTTCGTATATTTGTATATCAAACAAAAGATTATGGCAAGAGTAAGTTTTTCACAATATTCAACATATTCATCATGTCCTCAACAATATAAGTTGAGATACATAGATAAGTTAGGGGAATCATCCGCTAACATATATACGATTTTCGGTACGGCTATTCACGAAACAATCCAACATTTCCTTTCGGTAATGTATGGTGTTTCTAAGAAACAAGCAATGGAAATCAATACCGATAAATTGTTGTTGGATTGGATGAGAAAAGAATACATCAAAGAGAACGAAAAGTTAAGTGAAGGTACAATATGTACTCAGTTAGAATTAGAAGAGTTCTATGGAGATGGTAGGAGAATATTAGAGTGGTTCAAAAAGAAATTAGATAAGTTCTATACAAAGGCTGGTTTTGAGTTGGTAGGAATTGAAATTCCACTAAACGCTAAAATCAAAGAAGGTGTACAATTCATCGGTTTTGTGGATGTGGTAATGAGAGATTTATCAGATAATTCAATCATCATTATTGATTTGAAAACATCAACAATGGGGTGGAACAAATACGCTAAAGCTGATAAGTTTAAGAACGCTCAGATTGTTCTATATAAGAAATACTATTCTGAGTTATTCAATATTCCATTGGATAAGATTAAGGTGGAGTATCAGATTATGAGAAGAAAACTCTATGAAGATGCACCATTCCCAATCCCATATATGTCAAAGCACATACCTGCAAATGGTAAACCAACTGTAAATAAGATTTACAATGAGTTCATCAACTTTGTAAATGATGTATTTGATGATGAAGGTAAATTCATACAAAAAGAATACCCAAAGCAGCCAGGTGAAAGGCAAAAGAATTGTAAATTTTGTGAGTTTGGTAGACGAGGATTGTGTGATAAGAAGCCATCTTAGAAATTCTATATATATTTATATAAAAATATAAGTTATATATACTTATATACAAACACAAATGTATATATAATGAAAGCAGAAACAAAGCTAACAACTGTAAAGATTTTGAAAGGTGTTTATTCGAACTTCAAACAAGTTTCATTTGAATCCGATGTTACACTTCAAAAATTAGTAAATAGAACTGTGGAAAGATATGTAAGTGATGGTGATTTCAGAGAAGAAATGAATGAATATCTAAAACTACAAATCTCAGGTTCACAATTTTAAGATAAAAGTTATAATAATAAGTTATGAGTAAAAAGAAAAAGATTCTTCTTCTTTCCGATGATATGCGAATGAGTAGTGGTATCGCTACTATGAGTAAATCATTGGTAATGGGAACTATTAATAAATACGATTGGTTCCAAGTGGGTGCAGCTGTAAATCACCCTGATAAAGGTAAGGTATTGGATTTATCTGGAGATATCCAAAAACGAACTGGTGTAGAGGATGCTAGTGTAAAGATTCTACCTTGGAGTGGATATGGTAATGCTGATTTGTTAAGACAGATTATGAATTCAGAAAAACCCGATGCAATTCTACACTTTACGGACCCTCGTTATTGGACATGGTTATATGATATGGAGCATGAAATTAGAGAGAATTGTCCAATCCTTTATTACACAATTTGGGATGATTTACCAGACCCACAATACAATCGAAATTATTATGAAAGTTGTGATTGGTTAGGAGCAATTTCTCGTCAAACTTATGGTATCGTTTCTCGATTGACAGCATTGACTGATAAACCAACGTGGAAACCTCACAAAGATTGGCAGGTATCATATGTACCGCATGGTATTGAACCAACTGAATTTAAACCAGTAGATGTACCAACTGATTTTAGAAACAAAATCTTAGGTGGTAAGGATTATGATTATGTATTCTTCTGGTCAAATAGAAACATCCGTAGAAAACAACCATCGGATGTGATTATGGCATTTAAAGATTTTTGTGATAGAATTGGTGAAGAAAAAGCTAAGAAGGTTGCACTTCTAATGCACACCACACCTGTGGACCAAAATGGTACGGATTTACCAAAGGTAGCTCAAACATTAGCACCTGATTGTAATGTAATATTCTCAACTCAGAAATTATCAACCGAACAACTTAATTACCTATACAACATTGGAGATGTAACAATCAACATTGCTGGTAATGAAGGATTTGGGTTAACAACCGCAGAATCGGTAATGGCTGGTACACCAATCATTGTGAATGTAACTGGTGGATTGCAAGACCAATGTGGTTTCAAATTGGATGGTAAGTACTTAACCGCTGAAGATTACATCGAAATCGGTTCACTTCACAAATGGAGAGATTGGGAAGATAAAGTAACTTGGGGAGAATGGGCTAGGCCGATATGGAGTAGAGCACAATCACTCACTGGTTCCGTTCCAACACCATACATTTGGGATGATAAAGTTGATATCTACGATGTAGCAACAGCTATGGAAGAGATGTATAGCAAATCGAAGGAAGAGTTGAAGAAAAATGGTTTAGAAGGTAGAAGAGCATTTATTGAAGATATGGGATTGACCAAAGAAAATATGTGTCAACAATTGGTAAATGGTATTGAATCTACTTTTGAAAATTGGAAACCAAGACAACGTTACGAACTATTCAAAATCAAATAGGATGATGTATATTAAAAAAACACAAGAATACTTTGATAAGTTTAGTGGTAAGGATATTAGAGGATTATCTCACATCTATTCCCAAAACGTTAGTTTATTGGATTGGAACATTGAAGTGAGTGGTAAAGAAGAAGTATTGAATGCAAACGCATCTTTGTTTGATTTATATTTTACTTTGGAAGTACATAATATCACTCATTCTGGTGATAAAACATTCAATGAGATTACCATTACAATTGGAGATGATGTATTCCGTATTATGGATGTAATCACTTTCAACGAAAATTACCAAATTACAAATATTACCGCATACAAAAGATAAGAAGTTATGAATAAACCTTTATTAGTATACCAAGCTCCAGTATTTACTCGAAGTGGTTATGGTGACCATGCTAGAGATATTCTGAGAAGCTTGTTTGAGTTAGATAAGTACGATGTGAAGATTGTACCAACTCGATGGGGAAATACTCCACAAAACCAAGCAGACCCAACAACTGAATTTGGACAGAAGATGTTATCGAATGTAGTTACTAAGGTAGATAGAAAACCTGATATCTTTATGCAGATGTCTGTTGCAAACGAATTCGAACCAAAGGGTAACTACAACATCGGTATTACTGCTGGTGTGGAAACAACTGTTATTCCAAAAGAGTTTATCGAAGGTGCAAACAAAATGGATATGGTAATTGTACCATCTCAGTTTACAAAATCATTATTTGATAAAACTCAATTCCAAGAGCAAGATAAACAAACCAAACAAATCATCAGAACGTTCAAAACTGAAAAGCCAGTTGAGGTTCTATTTGAGGGGGTTGATGTAGATACTTATGTAGATTATCCAAAATCGGATATCGATATTTTAGATGGTATTGAAACTGATTTCAACTTCTTATTTGTTGGACATTGGTTGAAAGGTAAATTGGGGCAAGATAGAAAGGATGTAGGAATGGTTATCAGAACATTTGCTACGGTATTCAAATACTTACCAAAGGATAAAAGACCAGGTCTTATCTTAAAAACATCTCATGCCGGATTCTCGGTAATCGATAGAGAGACCGTTAGAGAGAAGATTGAGAATGTAACAAAAGAATTAGGTGATGATATTCCACCAATTTACTTATTACATGGTGATTTGAAAGATACTGAAATGGCTCAGTTGTATAATCACTCAAAGGTAAAGGCAATGGTATCGTTTACTAAAGGTGAAGGATATGGTAGACCTCTAGCGGAATTCGCATCAACTGGAAAACCTATTATGGTTTCTAATTGGAGTGGACAAGTTGATTTCTTACCAAAAGAACATACTGTTTTATTGGAAGGGCAATTGACTAGTGTAGATAAAACAGCAGCAGATAAGTTCTTATTAAAAGAATCGAAATGGTTTACTGTAAACTACTCAGATGCGGCAAATAAGATGTATAAGGTATTTAATGAATATGATAAAGAACTACAACGTTCAGCTGGTTTAAAAACCAATATTCTTAATAACTTCACAATGGAAAAAATGACTAAAGAATTGGGTAGAATTATGGATAAGTATGTTGCTAAGGCACCTGTACAAAAACCATTTAATTTACCAAAGTTAAATAAACAGCCTGAATTAAAACTTCCTAAACTAAACAAACTATAATGAATTATTCATCTCAATATAGACAATATATTAAGACCGGTGGTAGGGTATCCAAAGGTGATATCCAATCATACGGCATTTATAAAATTTCAACTTACACATATGTTGATGAGGGTAGAAAATCACTAAAAGGTTCAGATGAAACTTTAATCTTTGTTACGGGTATTTTTGATAAGAAAATTTCCGCATTAAAACTATCAAATATTGAACCTTTAAAATTTCTTAATTGGTTTAAGAGATTGGCATCAAATGAATATGATAAAACCGATAGTGAAAATGTTGGTTTATATGAGGTTGTAACTCCAATGGATTCTGGTGGTAATAGAATCTACGATTCATACATCAGAAACAACAAAGATTTTGTAGCAAAGGGTGCAGCTTATAGAACTTATAAGTTAGATGGTATCCAATACGCTACTGAAGTATTTTTAAAGAAAGATATATTAGAAAGATATTATGGCTAATGTTACATCCATAGTATCAATTTGAAAAACAAAATTTTATATACTTATCTATAAACCAATATATTATGTATGTAAGAAATTGTCCAAAATGTAAAAATGAAATTGAGTATAAATCTAAATACAATTGTGGATACGCTGAAGATGAACAACGATTATGTAAGAGTTGTATGCATGTTGGTAAATCTCAAAAAGAATTGTATGGGGATAGGTATGATGAAATTATAGCCAAACGTAGTGAATCGCTAAAAAAAGTGGAACATACTTGGCACAATAAAATTGCTGAAAGTAGAAAACGAAATGGAACTCACAAATTATCGGATGAACACAAGAAAAAGATATCCGAATCAACCATTTTTTCTAAAAGAGGTAAAGAGCACGTTAGAATAAAAACTATATTAGAGACTCAGGGTATTACCTACGATGAGTATCTATCTAAGATGGATGATTATAGTAGATATAAACGTGAAGTAATGAATTTAACAAAGATGGTAGATGTATCATCATTAGAAAATTCAGATAAACGAGGTAAGGCTGGTGTAAATGGGGCATATCACTTAGACCATAAATTAGAAATATCTGAGGCATATATAATGGGAATTGACCCAATAGATGTTGCTAGTATTGATAATTTACAATTTATACCTTGGGAAGAAAATATGAAAAAAAGAAAGTATCCGAATGGGATACATAGTAACAAAATAAAAAACTATTATGATTAATGTTACATACGCAATTACAGTTTGCAACGAATTGGAAGAGATTACGAGGTTGGTAAACTTCCTACATCCTAGAATCCAATCTGAAGATGAGATTTTGATTCAATATGATACGGAAGGGGCAACGAAAGATGTTATTGATTATCTGAGGATTATTGAACAATTGCATACAAATGTAAATGTAATAAATTTTCCACTTAATAAAGACTTTGCTACATTTAAGAATAATCTAAAGAACCATGCAAATGGTATGTTCATCTTTCAATGCGATGCGGACGAGCTACCATCCGAATATTTGGTGGCAAATATGCATGATTTATTGGAAGCAAATAAAGATATTGATTTATTCTTTGTTCCCAGAGTAAACACAGTTGAAGGTTTAACAAACGAACACATTCAAAAGTGGAGATGGAATGTAAATGAAAAGGGTTGGGTAAATTGGCCTGATGTTCAGACTAGACTCTACCGAAGAACTTCTGAGATAGAATGGGTAGGTGAAGTACATGAAAGAATCAAAGGTTACAATACAATGACTTATCTACCATTAGAGGAAGATTTCGCATTGTATCACCCAAAGGATATCGATAGACAAGAAAGACAAAACGCTTTATACGAAACTATATAATGGGAGTACATAACTTTTCAGAGGATATCATTGTAGAGTTATTCCAACGAGAGCCAATTGATGTATGGATAAATTCATTTGGTGGATGTCGTTCTAACTACATCAGAGATTGTATAAAGGATAAATTTACCACTTACAATACGGCATATGAAATGAAGGCTTGTCATTATGTAAGACCTTTAGATGTGATGGTAGGTAGTGGTATATTTTGTTACACCGAAGATGTGGGGATTGCAATTTCATCTCAAATCAAAAGAGGGATGTATCACAACTTCCAAAAACTAATGGAAGGTAGTGAAGAAGTTCCGTTTGATATTGGAGTGTGGTTAGATAATATCGATTCTCAAATTGATAATTGGACAAGAAATCCACATTTCCCAATGGTAATTATCAATACCGATGTGGTTGGTGATTATAAAAAAGAGTTTGAAGAAATTTATGAAGTGGAAATGATACCATTTAAGCAAAGAACAACTTCGGAATACATTGATGACGTGAAGCCTTATATGGATAAAATCAATAAAGTAAATAAAAAACTAAAAGAGTTACCAAATTTTGAAATACGAAAACCTAATAATATTCACAAAGAGTTATAGAGGAGACTTGGGGAGATGTATTGAACTATCTAAGAGTATTCAACTATATAACAGAGATAACATCCCATATTACATCTCAGTACCGCCTGAAGATGTAGAAATGTTTAAATCCAATATCCCACACTATACCGAGATACTGAGTGATGATTCAATAACTTCAAATCATAATGGTTGGGTAGGTCAGCAATTCGTTAAATCATTGGTTTACAAACTTAACCTTTGTAGATTCTATGTGTGTATTGATTCAGATGCATACTTCTTCAAAGATTTTTATATTACGGATTTCTTATATACTGAGGATATTCCGTATATGATAATGCATGAGAGGGATGATTTTTATGAATTCGTAGATAGATTCCCAAAGTTACAAACTTATGATGTAAGAAAAGGACATGAAGCTGAATATAAATCTATTATGGCTCACTTTGGTAGAGAAGGTAAAATATACCATTATGGAATATCCCCTTATATTTGGGATACTAAAGTTTGGGAATGGTTAGATACTGAATGGGGATTGGATGTATTATTTAAGAAACATCCAAACGAACTAAAATGGTATGGTGAAGGTGCATTGGCAATGGGAACTCCAATGATGCCAACATCGCCATTATTTAAAGAATTTCACTTTGTTGGGCAATATCAATTATATAAACAATTGGGTTGGAAAGAAGAGCACTTCCATAAACAATATTTGGGAATGGTAATGCAGAGTAATTGGGGAGCACCTTTAAAATATTAAGAATGATAACATTTTGTATTTCAACATATAATAACTTAGAGTATCTTAAAATAGCAGTAGATAGTGTTCGTAAGAATTCTTACTACAAAGATTCTCCGTTCATAATTCACGCTGAAAATTGTAATGATGGAACTGATGAGTGGTTAGAAGAAAACTCAGAAAGATACAACTTAGAGTATTACATAGATAAGAACGAACAACCAATTGGTATAGGTGGTGGTATGAACTTTTGTGCTGATAGAGTGAAAACTGAATACATTATGTTCTTACATTCAGATTTCTATGTAACACCTAATTGGGATAAGTCTTTGATGGATACTCATAACAAATATCCAAATGAAAAGTTATGGGTAAATTCACATAGGATAGAACCTCAGATGTTTCCTAACTCACAAAGTAGACCAGGTACTGTTGTAGTTCCAAAAGATGTATTTGGAGCATATCATAACGATTTTAACTCAGAGTTCTTTGATAAATATGCCGAACAATTCACTTCGGAGAATGATTTTGAGATTCCAAAAGGTGAAGGTGTAAGTGGGTTGATTAAGAAAGAACATTGGGATGAGATTGGTGGTAATGACCCACTATTTGCACCGGCATCTTATGATGATATGGATTTGTTTTTACGAATGTTACAAAGTGGATTTAGATTCATCCTACCAACCACATCGTTGGTTTGGCATTTCGGAGCAAGAGGTTCACATCGATTGGAAGAAAATGGTGGTAGAAGTTCGGAAAGACAAATTCTCTCAGAACAAGCTAATATGAGAAAGTGGATATCAAAATGGGGTAGACCTCCAATGTTTGATGAATATGGTATGATTAAAGATTTTGATTGATGAAAGTATTTGAATACAACAATGGCAATCCACAACACCCACATCGTTCAAAGAATTGGGGAGATATAGTATCACATCCATTAGTTAAGACAATTTCTCAAAGTGAGAATATAGAACTAACCAATAACTCAGGTGAATCCAATAAACTAATCGTAGTAGGTTCGGTTCTACAACATCTAAGAAATGGTGATTTAGTATGGGGTGGTGGAGCAATTGACCAAAATCATATATCAGGGGTTCCACAAAAGGTATTTGCTGTAAGAGGACCTCTAACTCGAAACGAACTTATGATGAGAGGTATTGAGTGTCCTGATGTATATGGAGACCCTGCTCTTCTGATGCCATATATCACCGAATATAAGAGAAAAGAACCAAAGTACAAATATGGATTGATTCCTCATTACGCAGATGAGAATGAAGTTCAAGTTGAAAATCTAAAAAAACAAGGTGTGAAGATTATTGATATTTGTGCTGGGTTACATGAGTTCATCGAAGATATATTAGATGTGGAATTCATCCTATCATCATCTTTACATGGATTGATTGCGGCAGATGCTTGGGGAATTCCAAATGCTAGAGTGAATATTAAAGGAACACTTTATGGTGGGCACTTTAAGTTTATAGATTACGCATTATCGGTAAATCGTAAAATCGATTACGGATTCAATCTGATATCAGATACACAAATTGAGGAGTTGGGTAAAATACACTACAATGATAGAATCAATTTCAATCCCGATAGATTAGTAAGTTCAGCACCTTGGTTGGATAATGATTATAAACATTTGTTTTATTAAAAATAATTTAGTATATTTGTAGAATGTATTTACAACCCACTATAACCATTACGGAAACAATTGATTTGATAAAAGATAAAATCAAAACAAATACTCCATTTGCATTATCACGTTTTGGTGATGGTGAAATTAGAATGTTGAACAAAAACTCAACTCCACAACATCAAGAAAGAAGTTGTAGAAATTGGGGATATAAATATCCAAATGAAGTTGAACAACTATATACTGATGCTAGTTCTATCATACTAAATGCAATAAAACATAGTGATGTTATTGGTATAATGGATGATACTAATGATATAGCTAAGAGTATCTATTATACAAAGGAAGTTTGGTCTATTGATGATACTTTCTTAAAAGATAATGGAATTAAGTATGAATTGGAGGTATGTGACCATATGTTATCAAGAACTAAAGAATTTGGTAAACCTGAAAACTTCAAAGATATCCTACAAGGTAGAAGTTTGAATATCATATCACCAAATACTGAGAGATTAGAGAGTAAAAATTTGAGTAAGTTATTTGATGCCGATGTTACATTTACAACACATCCTATGAATGTAAATTTAAGGAATAGGGAAGAGTTCATAAACTCATTTAGAGATATAAAATCCGATGTGGTTTTAGTAGGTTGTGGGATTCAAAAAGATTATGTTTCATATTTAAAACACAATTATGGTAAGGTTGCTATTGATGTTGGGGCTATGTTAGATGCATGGGCTGGTATACGGAGTAGACCTTGGTTTCATAAAGGTGGTAAGCAAGAATATTTGGTATTATGAGAGTAAAGTTAATAATCTACGACCTGGATGGTGTGCTTGTTGAAGCCAAAAACATTCATTACGATGCACTTAATAAAGCTTTAGGTGAGAAATACGCAATTAGTTGGAACGAACACCTATCAACCTATGATGGATTAAAAACTAATCAGAAATTAGAAATGTTGAGTGAACGAAAAGGTTTACCAACTGAACTACATAAAGAGATTTGGGAAGGTAAACAAAAGTTGACTTTGCAAATGTTGAAAGAGTTGAAACCAAACCAAACTCTACAATCCCTAATGAACGCATTGGTTGAAGATGGGTATAAGATTGCAGTATGTTCCAATTCAATCAGAAAGACAGTTTTGACTGTACTTTCAAAGTTGGGAATTATGGAGTTTATGGATTACATCATCTCAAACGAAGATGTACAAAACTCCAAACCACATCCAGAGATGTATTGGAGAGCAATCTCAAAGATGGGATGTTTACCTGAAGAAACTCTAATTGTAGAGGATTCACCATATGGATTACAAGCGGCATATCGCTCTAAGGCTCATGTATTGCGAGTTGTAAATCCATCCGAAGTAACCTATACAAACATATTTAAAAAACTAACTGAAATAGAAATGGGAAAATTAAATGATACTCCAAAGTGGGTAGATAAAAAATTGAATGTATTGATTCCAATGGCTGGAGCTGGTAGTAGATTCCAAGCCGCAGGATATACATTCCCAAAACCACTAATCGATGTAGAGGGTAAACCTATGATTCAATTGGTGGTTGAAAATCTTAATATTGATGCAAACTTCATCTTTGTAGTTCAGAAATCACATAGAGAGAAATACAACTTAGATACACTCTTAAATTTGATTGCACCAAATTGTAAGATTGTTGAGGTAGATGGTTTAACCGAAGGTGCTGCATGTACGGCATTATTGGCTAAAGAACACATCGATAACGATAATCCATTATTCTTCGCTAACTCAGACCAATTCGTAGAATGGGATTCAACTGAGTTTATGTATAAGATGAATGAAACTAATGCAGATGGTGGGATTGTATCATTTAGAGCAACTCACCCAAAATGGTCATTTGCTAAAATAGATGAAAACGGATTCGTAACTGAGGTAGCTGAAAAGAACCCAATCTCAGATATTGCAACGGTTGGATATTACTATTGGAAAAATGGTTCTGACTTTGTTAAATATGCAGAGGAAATGATTGAGAAAGATATCAGAGTAAACGATGAGTTCTATGTATGTCCTGTATTCAATCAAGCAATTGAAGGTGGTAAAGAAATCCGTACATTCGATATTCCAAAAATGTGGGGATTGGGTACACCTGAAGATTTAAAATATTATTTAGAAAACTATGGTAAATAACGTAACATTAGTTATACCAACGTATAACAATTTTCAGCATATTAAAAACGCATACACTTCAATCAGAAAGTGGTATCCAACATTGGAGTTGGTACTATTAGATGATGGTTCAAATGATGGGACGTATGAGTGGTTACAATCAACTCAAAGTGAGGATGATAACGTAATACTCCACCGAAGTGAAGAAAGGGTAGGGCATACCATTCTATATGACTTAGGTATAGAAATGGCTAACAATGAGATTATTGGTATCATTCATGCTGATATGATTGTTACTGAAAACTACTTAGAGAACCTACTCAAACATTTGGATAAGGGTAAGGTAGTTTGTGCTACTCGTATCGAACCACCACTCCATCCACCTGGTAATGAAAAGATTATTCAAAACTTTGGGTTGGATTTTGATGATTTAGATATTCCAGCATTTGAAGAGTTTGCTAAAAAATCACAAAGTGAAAATAAAGGTAAAACTACCAAAGGTATGTTTGCACCTTGGATTCTTTATAAAGAAGATTTTCAACGAATTGGTGGACATGACCCATTATTCGCACCATTCCCATATGAGGATAGTGATATCTTCCAACGATGGATAATGGCTGGTTACGAACTGATTCAAAGTAGAGATTCATTTGTATATCACTTAACGTGTAGAGGACATAGATGGAATGACCAAATTCAGAAAGATGATGATTACTACAAAGTAGCATCTCAGAAGGCGGCCAGAAACTATTTAAGAAAATGGGGAAGTTGGATTGAGAATGATTCATTCCAATATCCAATCATTACACCTAAATATGATATTGGGTTTATCATCAAAAATTGTAATTTAAATTTGTTAAAGGTATTGGAACCTTGGGCAAGTACATCATATGTAGATTTCAACTATACCGATTATCTATATATTGAAAAGGATAATACTTTAATGGATTTGAACGAAAGAGTTAAACCATTTGATAACGAAAAGAACAATGAAATCTTAGTAGAGATTGATGGTACAACTTTAAACAATGATGATTTCAAAATCATCCAACAATTGGCTAAAATCATACAAGATAGTGGTGAGGTTGGAAGATTCACATTGGGTAATCTAACCATAGAGATAGTTCAGATGAATGAATATCAAACCAAACTAATAAACCTAAACTAATGAAAAGAACCTTAATTGTAACTCATGTAATGCCATTGGAGTTGGAGATGTTTGAGAGATTCATCACCTACTATAAAGAGGGATTCAAATATTTGGATGATAATGATGATGTAACTATGTATGTTACACTTAATCTAAATCCTGAATTGACTGATTGGGAAAATAGTGAATTGAAACCACAATGGTTTATTGATAAATTTACCAAGTCAATGGAGGGTATTCGTTCATATCTTCAAATCGTAGTAGATAATTCTCTATGGGGAACAACTCAACAAAAGAGAGAGGTAATCAAATTAGATTATGACCAGTTTATCTTTGTTGACCCTGATATCTCAATCCACGAACAACAACTGAAAATGCAACTAATGGCATCTGAGCAAGTGAGTGGAAAGTATGTAATATCTCCGAATATTCCTCGTTGGTGGGATAGTAGTTGGGACCCGTTAGTACATCCTAATTTCAGAAATGAAGAGATGCAACAATTTAGAACCAAAGAATGTTGGAACAATACATTTACTCAAAAACCAACCGAAGTTACTTTGGGTGAGTTAAGTGTGTTTAAGTTTGGATGTGGTATGCACACTCTATACTCAAAGGAGTTTTGGGATAAAATTGGAATACCTGAAGAATTTGGAGGATATGGTTCAGAAGATACATTCGCTATGTTTGCATCTGGTATCGCTAAGAACGTTGGTGTTGATATATCACAATATGTATTAAACGGATTGTACATTACCGAAGATAAGGATGAGGAGCATAGAGAACCATCGTATAAAGATAAAATAAAAGTATTTGATTTAAAGCACGATGGTAAGAAATACTCCAATGATATAATGAGGGAAGTACTCCAAAAGTTCTCAGAATCACTTTAAAGAAAAGAATTTGATATTTATGTATAATAAGTTTCATCAATACGTTATGCTAACGCTAAAACAAAAAAAGAAATTTATTATGGCATTTAAGGACATTTTTAAAGACAATAACGATTTAAACGAAAAGAACATCGTTGGATTTGCATCATTCGCAGTGATGGCATTGTTCGCTGGAGCAGATATCGTAACTGGTATATTGGGAACTGAATTAATAATCGATGATACAGTATTCAATTCATTCGTAATTATCACATTGGGTTCATTTGGAATCGATGGAGCTACTAAAATCTTTAAGAAAGGAGAATAATAAAAGACCCCCCTTAGTTGGGGGGTTTTATTCTACTTTAAATCTAAATACCTTATATTTATCTTAAAGGTAAAATTGAACTGATATGAAATTATTAGAAGAACATTTGGTTGAAAAATACGAAGGAAGGTTCACTGTTGAGCAATTAATCAACGAAGGAATACCTAAGTTATTTCTGAAAATAGAAGCGGTTAAAAAAGAAATCGCAAAGTTGGAAGCTGATAGAAAAAAGGCTGTACAACCTTATAAAACAGAAAAAGACCCAAAGAAAAAAGAGCAAATTCTTAAAGTATTAAAGGATTTGACTAAGAAAATAAAAGATAGACAAAAGAATCTATCTCAGTTAATGGATATGGAAGATAAGTATGTATCTCAGATGTCAACCGATACTGAGTTAGATACATCCGTTTTCGAAGATGTAGATTTAGGACATCAAGATAATGAGCCAGGTATGTTAAGAGCTGATTTGAGTATTATTGAAAGATATGCTGAAGAATTGGGTGAAATGATGGCTGAATTTGATGAAATGAACGCTGAGATAGATTTACCACATTGGTGGCAAACTAAAATCGTAAAGGCAAAAGATTATATAGTTGGTGCTAAACACTACCTTAGAGCTGAGATGGAAAAATCAGATAGTATCTTACAAAACAAAAAATGATAATGAATCCAGAATCAATCTACGCAGTAATTATTACACTTATCACAGTATTGGGGTCCGCTGGGGCTTGGAGATACTATGAGAAGCGTGCGCAAGATAAAAAGGATGAGGAGGATTATATCAAAGATGATTGTGCTAAGAGAATCGATAGATTAGAATCATTACTTCAACAAAGTTCAAAAGAAAAGGATGAACTTAGAGAGAAGATATTGGAACTAACTAAGGATGTTGCTGAGTTGACAATCAAAGTAAAGTATTTAGAGATGGAGAATCGAAGATTGTTGGAATTAAACAATCAAATTTTGAATTCTAACTCTAAATAATTTGGATATTAGGTATAAAAATCGTATATTAGCATGATGATAAAAGAGCAAGAAGATATGATAGCACGAAGCTTATTCTCCGAATCAAAAAAACTAAGAGTGTTTGATTTTGATGAAACGTTGGTTCTTACTAAATCATATATCTACGTTAAACAACCTAATGGTAAAGAAAAGAGACTAACACCAGCCGAATTTGCAGTTTATAATGAGAAGCCAGGTGAAGAGTATGATTTCAGAGATTTCTACTCGGTTCAAGAACCACAAGAGTTGAAACGAATCACCAAAGTATTAAAGAGAATCATTCAGAAAAATAGAGGTGATGGTGTATTCATTCTAACGGCAAGACCACAAGCAGTAGATAAGCACGTAGCAAAATACTTAAAAGATATTGGTATCAATCAAAAAATACCTGTAACTGGATTACAAAACAATAATCCAAAGGCAAAAGCAGATTGGATTGAGGATAAGATTGATAACGAAGGATATGATGATGTTTACTTTGCAGATGATTCATTAAAGAATGTGGATGCTGTAAAGAAAATGTTGAGAACAAAGGATGTGAAGTGGAGAGTACAACACATCAAACACAAATAATATGATTAAACTAAAAGAATTACTTTCAGAAGCAAAAAATCCAAAGAAGATTGATGCAACTTATTTAGACCGTAGTGGTAAACTATATAAGATAGTTGTGGATGGTAAGAAGATGTACAAACCGGATTTTGAAGATAGATATGGTATTGAGTTACCATATAGATACGATTATGATGATATGGAAAAGCTTGCTAAAACTTTGAAGAAGAAGGGTATTACCTTTACTCATAATGATGCAATGGATGTATCCTAAATTATTAAATAAAACGATATGAAGATAGATATTAAATCAGGTGGTAAGAAATTCTCAGTTAATTTCACAATTATGCCTTCAAAGGGTGATGTTCATTTAGCGGCAATTGCTAAAACATCTAAGGATTTGGATGAATTACAAAATGCAATTGAAGCTAGAGGAGCTGGTGATGATATGATTGGTGTTATTGTTGGAAAGGCATTAGAAAAGAAACTAAAACTACCTATTGATGTAGACCACTCATATAGTGGAGCTGGAATGGGATTCAAATTTGATTTATATTCAATAGCAAACAAATTAAAATAAGATGGCTAAACCTAAGATTAAACATACAATCACTAAAAAAGAGTGGAATAAGAAACATAAGGATTTCAAACTTATGGGTAAGGATGGTATTCATTACATAATGGCATACGATTCTAAAATTGGTACACACTTAGTTCCAGTTAAAATCATAGATGAAGTTAGTGAAAGTTTAGGAGCTGAACTTGATTTAATCAAGCAAAGTTCTAAAGATATTAGGGATTTTATAAAGAAAGTATTTTCAAATAGTGATTTTAGAGATATGAAGAGTGATAAAGACTTCCTTAAATATCTTAAATCAATATATGAAGGTGTTGAGTTAGAATCAGTAAACGAATTTAATTCATCTATCAACAAACGAAGAGCTGGTGCTGAATTAAAACAAAAACTAAAAGGTAAACGTTCCGATGGAATGGGTAAATATACCGCTACTATCTATGGATTGGATTCAAACGGTAAACGAGTTGAATTAAAAAGTTTAAATGATTTAAACAAATATTCTAAATTTGAAATTGATGAATCAGTAAACGAAGGTAAATTTGATGGTATTGGTGATTTAGTAAAATCTTTACATTTTGAAATAAATCCCAAAACTGCTGAAGAAAAGAAAATTGAATTAGGTAAAAGACAAGGCGAAGTTTCAAAACCTAAACAAAAAGAAAGTGGAGAATATTCACTAAGGTTATTCAGAAAAAAAATAAAATATGGTAATGGTAAGGATGTTGGTGTATTCCTTCCAGGTTCTTACGCTGCAGCTACTTCAAAATTAGGAGATGGTCCACATAAGAAAGTAGTTAAGAAAGTAAGATGGACTCAAACGAAATATGAACAATGGTTGGATAGTATGGCAAGTAATGGGGGTGCTAGAAACGCATTCGATATGGCTCAAAATGCTAAGAATGAACCTGGACTTATTGATTGGGTAAAGAAAAACTTTAGAGGTGATAATCCATTACAAAGAATTCAATGGGATATTGAAGGATTTAATGAATCATTAAACGAAAAGGCAGATTACAAATACCTTACACAGGTAATATTAGATGCTAAGCCAAAATATGATGTTTATTATAACTCTGGTCATAATAAAGTTAATATTGGTGGAGTTGGGTATGATGGTGGTGATTTGGTAAAAAACTTTAATCAAAAACCTGGTTCATCTTCTAAGATTAAGAATAACTTTTATCATGCACATCAAGACCCACAGAAAACTAAAAGAGAAGTTGAAAAACTATCTAAGGGTAAAATTAAAGTAAACGTTGGTGATAGAGGATTCCTTTCATATTCGGTAAATGAATCAGTAAACGAAGAAAAAGTAAACTATAATTTTTCTGAAGATGAATTAAAAAGAGTTTTAAAACTACTTGGAAGAAATGCTAGTACTGAAGTAAAAATGATTAAAGCATTTGAAAAGGCATTCGGTAGAAAACTTACAAGAGATGAACTGTTTGAATTAGTAAACGAAGAAAAAGTTTACATTGATTTCTTAAACAAGAAAAAAGGATTCAAACAAGACAGAATTAAATTTAATTCTTACGAATCTGCCGTAAAATGGGCAAAGAAGAATTTTGAAAAGTTTAATACTGATATGATTAAATATGAATCAGTAAACGAATCGGATGATGTGTATCACAAATCTTACACTCATGCAATTGAGGCAGCAGAAGTATACGCTAAAAAGAAAGGATACGAAATAGAGGATGATGAGATGTTCACCAAAGTTGGAATGAACTCAAAGAGACCATCGGTGGGTAAAACTACAAGAGTATCGTTAGAACTTCTTAAAAATGGTAAACCACAAAGAAAGATGTTACACATTCAGGTTTACGGAATGAAGAACGGATATGAGTTAAATGCATACATCAACTAATATGATTAAGCTAACTGATATATTAAACGAATCATCCCTAACCATATCGATTGCAAACATCGTTAGAGAACTCTTTCCACAAGAGTTCTTTTGGGTTACGGATAAGAATGATAAAGAGAAGGTAAAATCGGTAATTAGTGATTTGGTAAGAACACTTAATCGTTTCTACAAACAACAAAACATCAAAGTGAGGTTTGTTGATATGGATGTTAAGATGAAGATGTATGCTAGAGAGATGAACGAATCATTATCATCATCTGAGAAAGCTGAGATGTATAAGTTAATGACTCAAGCTTTGAAAACAATACCGAACTCTCAAAAACAAAAAGAGGTAATTAAACAATTGAATACACTCAGAGTTAAGGGTGGTATGAAACCACTCAAAGAAAGTATTTCGGAGTGGGGTAGATTGTAATACGTTATATAAAGAAAGAATAAAAGAAACAAAGATAAGAACATTGGTAAGATATGGCAGATAACGTAAAAATATCGGAACTAACGGAACTAACATCGGGCTCTCTTAGAGATGCTACGATTTTTCCCGTTGTAGATGGTGGAACAACACAAAAAACAACATTAACATCATTACAATCATATCTTACAGATGATTTAGCAACTGATGCTGAATTAACATCTCAGATATCAACGGTAAACTCTACAATTAACGCATTAGATACGAGTGATATTTCTGAAAATCCCTCAAATCTATATTATACTAATGCTAGAGTAACTGAGCACGTTATTGATTTGGGTATGATAACTTCATCTCAACAAGTCGAAGCTACTCAAATACAAAACTTAAATACTGCAGTATTATCCGCATTGGGTGGTAGTGATGTATTAAGTGGTTCAATCAGTTCATCAACTATAACCAACTTCGATTCGGATGTATCCGCATCGGTTGCAGCTGCAGGGTTCGGAGCCGGTGGTGGTGGTGGTGTATCAATTCCATCGGGAACTGTATCTGGTTCACAGCAAATTACTGAGTTGGGATTCATAGGTAGTAGTGTTACATCATCAATGACCGTTTTATCAGCATCATACGCTGTTACTTCCTCATATGCGTTAAACGCTGCGGGAGGTGGTAGTGGAGGTGGAACTGATTATATCTCAAATATAACATTATCCAATTCTACTCTTACATTTACTGGCGTTGGTAATGCATTTAATGATACAATAGATTTAGCCATTGGTGGTGCTGATGGTGGTAATTTGTTGACTACAAATGATATTGGTAACTTTGTTAGTTTATCTGATTATGAAACTGATTCTGGTTCATTTGCAACTAGATTGGATAACGCTGGTGGTGGAGCAGCCGATTGGAATACTCTTAGCAACAAACCAACGGGTATAGTATCATCATCTGCACAAATAGATGGTTCTCAGATAGACTTATCAACTCTAACTACCGATGATATTAGTGAGGGTTCAACCAATAGGTATTATGCAAATTCATTAGTGTTACCTTATTTAAATCAACTACAAGTCCTTTCAGGTTCAGCTGGAGGTGGTGGGTTTAGTGTAAGTGGTACTAACATCATATCATCTTCACAACAAATAAGTGATTTAACTTTTGTATTACAAGGTGCATTAGATGCATCAGCTTCGGCATTACAAACTAATATAGATGCTATTCAAGGTGTGAATCTTGTAGATGAGAATGATTTCACTGCAACTCAGAAATTTAGAGATGTTCAAGTAACTGGTAGTGTTTTACTAACTAATGGTGCATTTAGTGGTAGTGGTGCTCAATTATTTGGGATACCATCATCCGCAATTATTGGTACTGTTGCAACTGAGGCATCATCACTATCGGATGGTGATAATTCGATAACTGCCAATAGTGTAGTTGGTATTACAATCAACACACCAACTGGTAGTATATTAGCAAATGGGAATATAGTAATCCAAAGTGGTTCACTTATTAGTGGTAGTGGAGCAGGATTATTCAATATACCTGGTTCGGCAATCGAAGGTGGGGTTGATGGACAAAAGATAGCATCTGGTTCATTCTCAGCATCAATTGAAGATGGTACGGGTAATTTCATAGTAGGACCTCCTGCTATATTCAATAGTACAATATCTGCATCTGGTGCTATAACAGCAGAATCAATATCAGTTGGTACATCTGGTACACCAACTATATATTCAAATAACAACTTAAACCTATCAGCATCTAACGCTGTTGTGATTACCGATTCACCATTTAGGTTGACTCCGTTTGATAATGATGTAACTGCATCTTTTTCGGTTTCAAATGGTGATATATTATATAACTTAGATTCGCATGATTTCTTAGGATATAAAAGTGGTAGTTGGGTATCATTGACTGGTGGAGCTGATAGTGGTGGTGATTATTCTACTTTGACTAATGTTCCTGTTGGTATCATATCATCATCAGGTCAGATAGAAACATTGGGAGCTGGTATTGTATCTTCATCGGCACAAATAACACCAGCCACAACACTTAATGGACACGTATTAATAGCCGGTTCAACTGGTGATATAACCAGTTCAGCTGATTTAACATTCAATGATGCAACCAATACGCTTACAGTTGATGATATAGTTGTTTCGAATATTACTTATACTGGTGCTTTATCCGGTAATGCTGATTCAACTGGTTCATTTGGTAGATTGGAAGGTGATACTCTTATACTTAATAACGCTATCCAATTCCCAACTTCGGATGGTACATCTGCAAATCAAGTTTTAAAAACCGATGGTGCTGGTAATATTGATTTTGCAACAGTAGAATCTTTAATTACAACTGAAGATATTACTACAACGGGTACAATAACTATTGGTACTGGTTCAGTAATTGGTACTGGTTCCATATCGTTAGATGATAATTTAACTGTTGGTGGTACAATCAATACTCATACGATTACTACAACAACTACCAATATTGAATCTGTTGCAATGGAGTTTAGAACTGAAGGTGAGTTATTGTTGAGTTCAAGTAACGAATTAGGTGTAAAAATAGATGATATTCTTCAACTTACACCAAGAACAACAACTCCAACAAATCCTCAGAGTGGTAGTATTATATCAAGTGGTAGTGGGAATACAATTAAACCATACTTTTGGGATGGTAACCAATGGAACGCACTATATTAATAAAACTAAATGGAAACATACAACGTTATATTACACAAAGGTGTAAATTATCAATCTTTTTGGGATGATATGGAAAACGAAAACGATGGGGGTAAACTATATATCCCTAATCGTAGAGTTGATTCTCCAAATCTTAGACCAAACTCGCCACGTCAAACTTGGTACACTCTTTCAGAAGAAGAGGTTGAACTAATAAGACAAGATGAAAGAGTTATGGCTGTTGAAATACCACCTGAATTTAGAGATGATATTTTCATCGAACCAAGAGTAACTCAAACTGGAAATTTTACTAAAACCACATCTGATAGTGGTGCATTTTTAAATTGGGGATTGATAAGACATAAATCCAAAACTAACAACTATGGTAGTAGTACATCTACATCCGAAGATTATACTTATAATTTAGATGGTAGTGGTGTGGATATTGTAATTCAAGATAGTGGATTACAGTTTGACCACCCTGAATTTAAAGGAACTGATGGTGTTGAGAGAGCACTAACAATTGATTGGTACAATTTAAGTGGGGTAAGTGGAACTCAAGATGCAAATCACAATAGAGATTTAGATGGGCATGGGACTCACGTAGCTGGCATCGCTGCTGGCTTGAATCATGGAGTAGCTAAAGGTGCTGCTGTTTACTTCGTAAAAGTAAATGGATTGGAAGGTAGTAGTGATAGTGGTACTGGTATTTCTATATCCGATGCATTTGATGTCATTAAGGGTTGGCACAACAATAAACCAATTCAATCTGATACTGGATATAAAAGACCAACTGTGGTAAATATGAGTTGGGGATATGGAACTTATTTTGATTCTGTAACTTCATTAACTTATAGAGGAACATCCTATACAGATTCAAATACAACCAGTAGTTCATCTTATAGAGAATCTAATTATGGTTTAGTATATAATAGTGGTGCAAACGCTGGTAGAAATTTCGTATCCAATACAAGAATAGCATCGGTTGATACTGATGTAGAGGAATTGATTGATGCTGGTATTGTAGTAACTATTGCCGCTGGTAATAGAGGTAATAAAATAGATATACCTGGTGGTGATGATTATGATAATTTTGTTGTAACTAATGTTGGTACTCGTTATTATCATAGAGGGTCATCCCCATATTCAGATAGAGCAATAATGGTTGGTAATATAGATTCAACTGCTAACTCAGCAACAAAAGACCAAAAAGTTCAATCATCGGAATGTGGACCTGGTGTTGATATCTATGCTGCTGGAACCAATATTATGAGTTGTACTTCAAATACAAATAAGTTTGCCGATGCACCTTATAACTTTGATAATGCATATCGTCAATGTAATATTGGTGGAACATCTATGGCAGCTCCTCAAGTTGCTGGTATGGCTGCTTTGTTATTACAACAAAATCCTGGTTCTAAGCCTGAGGTTATAAAGGCATCCTTAGAAAGTTTATCTGGTGATGCTATTTACACATCATCAAATGCAGATGATTGGACTGATAGAAGAAGCTTATTGGGTGGTACACCAAATGTATTGTTTAATAAAAATACAAATGATAAACCAACAACAATTCAGAATGTACCAAATGGATTCTTCCAAGGTGGTGTAAAAATCACCACAAAATAACAACTTTTAAGGTTTTGAATATATATTTATAGAATATGACTTGGAGTAAGAAATATAAGAAATCAATAGATTGTTCTAACCCAAAAGGATTTAGTCAAAAGGCACATTGTGCAGGAAAGAAAAAGAGAAAAAATGAAATTATGATTTTCGAAGAAATAACAGAAGAGATATTAAATGAAAAGTTGATTACCTATGGTAATCGTAAACCATATGGTCAAATCGTTTTTATGGCTGGTGGAGCTGGTAGTGGTAAAGGATTCGCTATAAAAAACTTTGTAGATTCGGCATCTTTTAAAATTAGAGATGTGGATGAAATGAAGAAACAACTTCAGGTACTAAATAGGCTGGGTAAATTGGATATTAAAACTATCATTAAAAAATATGGTAAAAATATCAAACCAAAGGATTTAGATTTGATAAACAAAATTGAAAGTGATGGGTATAAATTACAAAATTTAAATCTAAAGAACCCAAACCACGTATACGCTCTTCATATCTTAGTTAAAGCAATGGGTATCAAAGATAATTCATTGGCTAACTTATTAACTGGTAAAGATAACCCAGAAACACTTCCAAATATCTTATTTGATATTACGGCAAAGGATGTAACTGATATTACTAAAGTACTTCCTATGTTAAAGAACGCTGGATATAAAGCTGAAAACATTCACTTAACTTGGGTTCTTACTAACTACGTTACCGCAATGGTAAATAATAAGAGTAGAGCTAGGATGGTACCTGAAGATATCCTTTTAAAAACACATGAAGGTGCTTCTAACACAATATGGGGATTGATAACTAAAGCACTTCCAAAAGGAATGAATGGTAGAGTAGATGTTATTCTAAACAACCCTGAGAATACTGTATTCTATACTGATGATGAGGGTAGAACGATTAAAGGTAAAGTAAAGGGTTTCCTTTCACTACCTGTTAAGAAAGCTAAGGGTGGTATTTTCCCAGAAAAAATTTGGAAAGATAAATTGTTTGGATGGGTTAAAGATAACGCACCTGAATCAATTACCTCAAATATGAAAGAATCGGTAGATGAATCTAACAATGAGTATGTTAGTTACGTTGATACTAGAAGGGGTAAAAAATTAATAAAAGTACATGCATCAAAACGTGGTGCAGATATGTTTAAAAACAAAAATACGGATAGGATGTTAACCATTAAAGGTGTTGAATCATTTGGTTATATGTCTAAAAAAGATTGGGATGATAATGAAGCTAAATATGCTATTAACTAATATCTACTCAAATTAAAAATAAATGCAAGAAAAGTTTGGTAAATCCAAACTTTTTTTGTATATTTGTATCAATTAAACTCAAGTTATGGTAAATGGTAAAATTTATTGGTTTACAGGCCAACCGGCTCACGGAAAAACTGTATTAGGTAAAAAGTTAGTAGAACTACTCCAATCCGAAAAACGAAATTGGAGAAAGGAAGTGTTTCACATCGATGGTGATGATTTAAGAGCACTTACTGTAAATAAAGATTATTCCGAACAGGGAAGAATCAACAACATCCGAAACGCTCATTTAATAGCTGAGTATCTTTACAATAAAGGATGTGATGTAGTCGTATCATTAGTAGCACCTTATGAATGGTTAAGAGAAGAATTCAAAGAAAGAATTGGTTTAGATGATTTTTCTGAGTTCTATGTACACTGTTCTGAACCAAGAGAAAGAGACCACTTCCATTCGGAAGATTATGTAGCACCTCAAAAGAATTTCTTTGATGTGGATACAACTAAAGATACACCTGAACAATCGTTCACCAAAATCGTAAATCATTTAAAAAAAGAAAACAAGTTATAAACCGCTAAATTAAATCAATGGCAAACATAAAAGCACGAGCAGATAAAGAGAGTTCCTCTACGGAGAAGAAGTATTCATTTTTTGCAGGTAGATGGCAGCCGCTACATAAGGGACATCTATGGTTAATCAATGAAAGACTTAAAGAAGGATACAACGTATGGTTAGGTATCAGAGATGTAGAACCAGATGAAAAGAATCCTTGGACAGCAGAACAAATTTTGGAAATGGTGAAAGAAGGTGAGTTAAAAGAACTCATTGAAGAGGGTAAAGTATTACCAACCATTATTCCAGATATAGAATCTATCAACTATGGTAGAGGAGTGGGGTACGATATTATAGAGCACGTACCACCAAAGGAAATAGGTGATATCTCAGCAACCTCAATCAGAGAGCAAATGAAAAAAGATGGTAAGTTATAAAAGACACCTTTTAAAAACCATAAGTTGGAGAGTGATAGGAACATTGGATACGATGCTCCTATCAGCTCTAATAACTGGAAGTTGGGAAATGGGATTAACCATTGGTGGAGTTGAGGTATTTACTAAAATGATACTTTATTTCTTTCACGAAAGAGCTTGGTACAAACTTTCTAAGTTTGGTGTAGAAAAAAAGGATTAATCTATATTTATATACAAATAGTAAAAAACCTAAATAGTATATAAAAATGGAAGATGTTACAAATGGGGAATCTTTATTTCCCCAATATGACCCAACAACTGATTTATCACAAGCCCCTAAAAATAGAACTAAAAGGGGATTGGGTGCTAGACCATTGATGGAATCTGAGATAAAGGATGTACAACAAAAAGCACGTTCTGCTGCTGAGGCTGCAAGGATGTTGGGAGTATCATACAACACTTATAAGAAGTACGCTAAGGAGTATGGTATATTTGATGATTTGAAAAACCCACATGGTATTGGAATCAGAAAAGGAACAAACCCAAATACATTAGCTCATGGTTTAGATGATATCTTAGCTGGTAAACACCCTGAGTATCCGGTGTGGAAGCTAAAGAAGAGATTATTGAACAATGGGTATATGTTGGAGAAGTGTAATAATTGTGGATTTGAAGAAAGAAGGGTAACCGATTTCCGAGTTCCATTGGTATTGGATTTCTTAGATGGTGATAGAAAAAATCACAAATATGATAACCTCAGAATGTTGTGTTTCAATTGTTCATTCCTTATAAATGGGAATTTGACAGGACCCAAAAAAGAATATGAATATTAATTTGAAAATATTTTTGTTTTTTCGGATTTTTTTCGTATATTTGTAAAGTTAATTAATATATAAAAATAGAGAGATATGAAATATTTCGAAGTAGTAGTGGAAGTTGAGGTTGCAACACTTAAAAATGGAAACCCAAAATTGAAAAAAGAAATCTACTTAGTTGATGCAATGTCAGTAACTGAGGCGGAAGCAAGAGTTGTACAAGACTTTACTGATGCTAATGTAAACATTGATTATAAGGTAAGTGGAGCAAAGGAAAGTAGAGTAATAAGAGTAATTGAGTAATGAGAGAATCTGAAGTAGTTACCGAAGAAGTAAAAGTAAAAGTTGCTAAGAGAGTACCACCGGGTGACCGTTGGACTCCTTTGGATAACGATTCGGTTATCTTAGATTCATTGACAGATGTATTAGAGTACATTTATCAAAAGAACGGAAATACACAATTCTATATGGATGCGAGAGAGGGCTTCACTTATGTGATTCAACAAGAAGAAAAAGTTATAGAGCCCGAACCACAAAAAACGTATTCATTATATGGAGAGTATTAAAAAGTATTTTCGAAGTTTATTAATAGGATTAGCAACATTGATATTAGCAAACACAAATCCACCAACTCAGATTAATAATAAAGAATCTGAGCCAATGGAAGATGAAGCTGATTACCATATGTTTATTTAATCTTATTAATATTTATTATTAGTAAATTAAATTAAATTATGAACACAATTTTAATTATCATCGGTGTACTATTATTAGTAGCTGGTGTTGTTATTTACTTTGTAAAGAAAGGAAAACTTTCTGATAGAGATGGAGACTTAATTCCTGATGTAGTAGAAGATACTATTGAGGAATTGGCAAAGACTGCAAAGGAGATTAACAAAAAAGCAAAAGCTGGTAAGAAACCAAAGAAAGTAACTAAATCATCACTTAGAGCGATGAAGAAGGCTGAATTGATTTCTACCGCTAAAGAAGAGTTCAATGTAGATTTTGATTCTTCACTAACAAAGACAAACCTAATCAATAAAGTTTACGAATTATACAATAAGAAGTAAACTATGGAAATGGATTATTTTATCATCTTCGGTTCAATATTAGCCGTAGTACTATCCCTAACCTTTATTATATTTAGGTTGAACACTCGGATATCGGATTTAAAATACGAACTGAAATTGGGTAAGATAAATTGTCAAAAGGATTTAGATAGGCTGGAGGAAAGGATAAACCAACACTTCAGCCAATCTAACTCTTCATCAAATCATTTGAATGATATACAAAAGTTAGAAAAGATTATTAAGAGTATTAATAAGATGGTAGATGGTAAAATAGATAAGACTGAATCTACTAAAGAATTACTTAAAGATTGATATGAAAAGGGGAAAGAATACAGCCCACAATGATGTGTGGGATGATGATTTCGATAGAGCACGAAAGAGAAAATCGGATAAGAAAAGTTCCAACTACAAACGTAAAGAGAAGTATAAACCAAATTACTTCGATAATGATGAATATTAGAGGTTAGCTATGAAACGAAGAATCCCCATATCAGAATTGATATTACTAATGTGTGTTATGTTTTCAATAATTTTCTCATTATATCTATTTCTGATAGAAAAGCAAGAGATGTTAGGGGTATTCATAGGATTATGGGCACCAACTATAATGGGTGGTATAAACTATATAAACTTAAAGTTCAAACGATAAACTTTAATGAAAAATGTTACGATAATAGTTCAAGGGTTAATAACCCAAGAATCATACAATTTTTACATCCAAACATATCCATATAATCCAATTGTAATATCAACTTGGACTAATCATACATTGGATTTATCGTACATCCCACATAATGTAAAGTTTGTAACTACAAACCCACCTCTTAAATCAGGTCCACAACGAATGAACTATCAGTTCACTTCAACTCTAAATGGGTTGATGCTATCCGATACTGAATATTCAATCAAAGTTAGGGGAGATGAGTACTATTCAAATTTAAACTCATTAGTTAATTCACTACAATCACATCCAAACAAAATTTATTGTTCTCCTATATGGTTTAGGCATTTTAATCAATGGAAATTCCATATATCAGACCATATTATAGCTGGTACAACTGATAATTTAAAAACTATGTTTAAATCATCTAAAATTGGATTTGATATGATGAGTATCAAACATATGGTTAATGGTGAGATGAAGTTATTTTATGAACCTGAAATGCATTTAACCAACGCTTATCTTAGGGAAAAATATCAAAATGAATTTGATTCCAACGATGGTATCCAAATGATGGTTGATAATTTTGAAATCATAGATTTGGAAAACCTTAAACCATATAAAGTTGTGGCTAATGTTTACAATAAAGTATGGGAAAGTAATTACATTCCAGAGGATAATCTAAGCTTATCAAATATAAATCAATTGTTACAACCACCACCATTTTAATATGATACTGATATCACATAGAGGAAACTTAGAAGGTAAAAATACCGAAAGGGAAAATCACCCTGATTATATCGATGAAGCAATTTCAAAGGGGTATGATGTGGAGATTGATGTTTGGTATGAAGATGGTAAGTTATTATTAGGTCATGATGAACCTCAATATGAGGTATCATTGGAATGGTTGGAAAATCGTTCACCTTCACTTTGGATTCATTGTAAGAATATGGATGCATTATCCTACTTCAATGAATATGGTGATACCAAATCATCTCAATTCAATTACTTTTCGCATGATGTGGATATGGGTGTTCTTACATCACATAATTACATATGGTCAACCAACTTATACAATAGGGGTATTTTGGTATTACCCGAAGTATTTAATAAAGAACCAATTGAAGGAACAATAGGTATTTGTTCAGATATAATTCAAAACTATAAAAAATGAAAAATATTTTAATAGGGCTACCAACAACCAAATGGACATCTCTTAGGGATTTAATAAATTCCCAAAATATTGAAATTGATACAACTCATTCAAACCAATGGAACTACCCAACTCGGATAAAGGGGTGGGGTGACTGGGAAAATCCTGATAGAGAGCATGGGCTGTTTCAACCAGTTGATAACTTTAATATAAACTCTGGTGATAGAATTATAACAATAGTAAAAGACCCATTTGAGTTATTGTACGATTATTGGAACACAAATTGGGCATGGAGTAGATATCAACATAAAACTGATACTTTCAATGATTTCTTAAACATATACTTAGATAGAACTCAGATATTTCATGTACCTACTTATAGGGCTAGTTTATTTTCACAACTAAAGGATATTGATGGTAACTGGTTATTAGATGATAATAGTATTGTATTAAGTTACAATGATTTATCAAACGATATATCGGAGTTGGCTAAGGAATTTGGTATAACAATACACAATCATTCAGAATTTATAACTAATACTCATTTTCGTAAAGAGGATATGTATACTTCAGACCAAATAGAACAATTAACTCAATTGTGGAAAGATGATTTAGAATATTTCTCAGATGTATTTAAACGAAAGGCTATCCAAATAAAACGTAAGGAGGTAACTCCCAAAACTAAGATGGCTATTTGCTTTTCAGGACACCTTAGAGATTTGGAACGAACTAAAGATTATTGGTTGGAGTTAATCAACAAATATGATATAGATGTATATGCATCCTTTTGGGATGTTGAAAATGTTGAAATTGGGGATACTATAAATAACTTCCATAAGATATACAACGTTAAGAAGATGGAAGTAGAACGTTATGATATATTTGATAAATCAACATTAGAACCACTTAGACATCATATAAATCCACCAAATACAATATTATCTAATTTAATGAAGTCTTGTAATGATTTTGGTACTATGGCGATGTGGTACAAAGTTTGGAGGGCTAATATGTTAACTAACTCATTTGGTATTGATTATGATGTTGTAATACGTGCTAGAACTGATATATTTTTTACAAATCCATTAACTATTGATATAGATAATACATTATCGGTACCAAATGGGAGAATAAGATTAAACAACTATAATAATAGTGATGGTATATCGGATTTATTTGCGTATGGTTCACCAAAGATGATGAATTATTATTCTACTTGTTATTTCTTTATGATGGAACATTTGGGTAAGGGGCATTATATGGTTCCACATGAGCACTTTTTGCATACTCATATGAATAAGATAAGTGTACCTATAAAATTTATGAAAGAAGGATTAAATATAACCAGAACATCTAAAGGTACCGCAGATGAGAGATATTGTGATACTTTAGATAAAGACCATATTGTACTATCTGATTTTATGGAATTGATACCAAATAAAGATGTTGTATGGGTAAATGATATTAAAAAAACATTTACAATGTAACCACTTTTTTGAAAAAATCATATTTAAGTAAAATATGAAAAAAATGGAAAATATAATTGATAAATTACAAAACTTCAATCTAATTTTAGATGAAGCAATATCATATGAGGATTGGGAGCAAGTTGAAGATGTGAGAAAGGAGATAAATTTCTTAATCAGAGATTTAGATATGGATTCCCCAATATCTCACTTTGATGATGAATATTAAAAAACACAATGTTAATAAAGCATTTTATAGTTACATACAATAATAACGATGTATTGAATACGAGTCTACAAACTCTTAAACCTACATTAGAACGTTACGATAATACACAATATCAGTTATTCATTATAAACAATCATTCCAACTTTAAAATGGATGATTGGTTCACTAATAAAGTTACTGTACTCCACAACCAAACAAGAGCTGATTTTTCAACTGGACATTTGACTAGGAATTGGAATCAAGCCATCATTAACGGATTTGTAAACCTAAAAGAACCCGATTGTGATGTTGTTATTACTTCTCAGAATGATACAACATTTACTCCTAACTTCTTAGAGGAAGTGATGAAGAATCACATCAACTATGATTTGGTTCAATTAGGTGCTGGTGATACCTTTATGAGTTATACATCTAATGCTATCCGTAAGATAGGATTGTGGGATGAGAGATTTTGTAATATCGGATATCAAGAATCGGATTACTTCTTCAGAGCATATCGTTACTTACCACATAGAACATCTATAAATGATTTCTATCATGGTAGAGTTTACAATCCAATTGATAACAACGTAATCACAGACCACTTTCAAAGTGGACATCTCAGAGGAGAGGAATCTCATTTGGAATCGTTGAAGTATCACCAATACCAAATGAACTTCTATTTATATAAGTGGCATTCTACATTAGATGATATTAAAAATACATCATTGTATTGGCATAATTTGAATTCATTCAAACGATTAGAACCTAAGATAGATTCATTTATGTACTATCCATACTTTGAAAAGGATTACGATACTCAGACATTTGTTCAACAAAAATTCATTGGCTGGAGAAATTTTTGAAAATAAATCAAAAAAAGCTTGTATATGTCAATTCTTTTTTGTAGTTTAGTGGGGTAATTGAGTGGGAGTTCTACTCAATACGTTAACCCAATTAAATTAAACAATATGACAAAGTTAGAATTTTGTGAAAAGCACAATGAGAGTTACACACCTGAAACTCTTCAAACAACCGATGTACTAATGCGAATCGCTAGTAACCTATCGGACTTACATATGGAACAACACTTCTTTACTTCAGAACAAATGGATGAGAAGTTGAACAATCTTAAAAAATACATCTTTGATTTTCATTCGGTTCTACGAATGGAACAACGTTACGATTTGTACGAAAAGCAGGAGATGGCTGAATTTAATTCACATTTGGGCTAAAATAAATGAGAAATGGCTTGTGTATGTCAAAAACATTTCTTATATTAGTACTGTAATTGAGTGGGGATAGAACCCCAATGTTAAACCCTAAAACTAAAAATATGAGTAAGTACGGAAATTCTTCTTATTGGCTAAAAGATTGGGAAGATGATGATATCATCTCAGATACTTTAACCGATGTTGAAAGAAAATCAAATGACCTTTATAAGTTAGCCGCTTCTAAACGAGCTATCTCTAACTTCGTAAACATTGTAACCAACGATTCTATCCCTGTTACCTTTAACCAAAGAGGTGATTCTTATACGGATGGTAAAGCAGTTGTAATTGGTTCTAATGTAGTTGAACCAAAAGATTTCGATATTGCTGTTGGTTTGGCATTGCATGAGGGTTCTCACATCAAACTAACTGATTTCGAACACCTTCACAACATTTACAACTTAGTTCCTCAACACATTAAGGATGGGGCTATTAAGAAGGGTATCACTAATCCAGTTTCAGTTGTAAAAGATTTGTGGAATGTGATTGAAGATAGACGTATTGACCGTTTCGTTTTCGATTCGGCTCCTGGCTATCGTGATTACTACCGAGCAATGTACGATAAGTACTTCAATGATAAGTTGATTGATAAAGCTCTTCTTTCTGATGAACATACTGAAGAGTGTGTTGATTCTTATATGTTCCGAATCATCAACCTTCACAACAAAAATACTGAACTCTCTAAACTAAAGGGTTTAAGAGAGATTTATAAGGTAATTGGGTTAGGTACTATCAACCGATTAAAGAGTTCCTTAGATTCGTTTAATATCGCTCTTAAAGTACTTCAAATCATTATGGCTAACCTACCATCATCTGAAAATGGTGAAGGTGAAGGTGATGGGCAAAGTGAGAATGGTGAGAATTCACAATCTCAAAACGGACAAGGTGGTGGTTCTGATTCGAACGAATCTCGTGAAATGACTGATGAAGAGTTTGAAGAGTTCTCAAACCAAATGAATGGTTCATCTTCAATTAGTGGTAATATGGATTCTCAACCAACTGGTGGTGGTGGAATGGATGTAGATAATCTTCCTCAAAATATGGAAGGTGGACAACCATCTCAATCAGATTCTAATGGTTCTGAAAAAGTTACTCTTTCAGATAGACAAAAGGAGTTACTTAAAAAGAAAATTGAGAAGCAGAAGAAGTTTATGGATGGTGATGTTCGTAAGAAAACCATTTCTAAAAAAGATAACGATAACGTTTCTGCAATCGATGAGAGTGGTTCTGAGTTGAAAACTGTTGGTGATGGTGTTCAAAACTATTGGGGTAGAATTATGAAAGGTACTCAATGTATTGTAGTTAAGAAATTAACTCAATCACTTTTGGAATCTGAGATGTTCCCAATGACCTCAAACAACTATTGGAATATCTCTGAAGATGGGCCAATCAAACGATACAATGAAAAAGAAGTTGCTGAAGGTGTTCGAATCGGAACCATCTTAGGTAAGAAACTTCAAGTTCGTGGTGAAGATAGAAACACCATCTTCAATCGCCAAAAGCATGGTAAGATTGATAGAAGAATGATTTCTTCATTAGGATTTGGAAATGAGAATGTGTTCCAATATATGGAGACTGATTCTTACAAAAAAGCTAACCTACACATCTCAATCGATGCTAGTGGTTCTATGAATGGTGATAAGTGGAATAAGACAATGACTAATGTGGTTGCACTTTGTAAAGCAGTTGATATGATTCAGAACCTATCGATTCAGGTATCGTTCCGAACTACTTCAAATGGTAAACCTTACATTGTGATGGCTTATGATTCTCGTAGTGATAAGTTCTCAAAGGTAAAACAAATGTTCCCAGCACTTAATGTGAGTGGTACTACTCCTGAGGGATTGTGTTTTGAAGCTATTATGGATAACTTCTTACCAGCCAATAACGATATGGATTCTTACTTCCTTAACATCTCAGATGGTGAACCTTACTTCGAAAATGGTGAGATGTATTACTCAGGTCAATCAGCCTTCGAACACACTCGTAAGATGGTGAAGAAGATTGAAGGAATGGGAGTTAAGACTCTTTCTTACTATGTTGAACAATGGATACCAACAAATGGTGAACCATCTGAAGGATTCAAAACAATGTATGGTAAGGGGGCACGTTTGATAGACGTAACCAATGTTTCACAAATCACTAAAACTATTAACGGGCTTTTTCTTCAAAAATAATTGAAGAAAAGCTTGTGTAATCCAAATGGATTTTGTATATTAGTGGGGTAATTGAGAGAGAGAGAGTTAAACCTTTAAACCGTTAAAATTATGGAATTATACAAAGTAATGAATGAAACAAATTATCCCGAAGAACATACAACTCAACTTTCATTAGATGAAGCTAATGAGTTGGTATCTGATTTGGAAGGAATGTTTCCAGATGAACAATACTCAATTTGGCCTGATACATATGTAGAACCAAAAGAGGTTAGATATTCTAACAACAACGCCGTAGATGGTTGGGAAGATATGTTCCCATCGTATGATTATTAAAAATAATTTAAAAAAAGTACCAAAAAAGTTTGGTAGTCTCAAATAGTTTTCGTATATTAGTATAGTAATTGAGAGTGGGGATGTTCCCCAAATGTTTAAACCCTAAAATGTTAAAAGTTATGACAGATTTCAAAATCGGATTCGTTAAAAATGAAGTTTACAAAGTAGAAAAGTTTGGAAACTCATTTAAGTTAATTGACACCAAAGGTACTAAAGTTGGTACAATGGGTGTTACTACTGGTACTCGTAAAGGGGCCTATGAGAATGGTGATGCTATTCAAGCCTACATTCAAAAGAATGGTAAGAAAGTTTACCGAAAAGTTGGTATGGATGTTTACAACAACTTAGTTATCCCAATGAACACCGATAAAGGTGAAGTTCAATTTGAGGATAAAACGGACCATACGGCTATTAAAGATTTTATCCACAATGGTTCATTCAATCTAAAACCAACTGAGTTGGTGATGACTGAACTAAAGTGGAAGTACTTAGTTCGTTCAGCAGTTCGAGCTAAAAACATTATGATGACCGGACCTGCTGGTTGTGGTAAAACTATGGCTGCTAAGGCTTTGGTTAAAGCACTTGACCGTCCTGATTTTTACTTCAACTTAGGAGCAACGCAAGACCCTCGTGCTACTTTGATTGGGAACACTCAGTTCTCCAAAGATAACGGAACTTACTTCTCTGAATCATCGTTTGTGAAAGCAATCAAAACTCCAAACGCTGTGATTCTATTAGATGAGTTATCTCGTGCTCACCCTGATGCTTGGAACATCCTAATGACCGTTTTAGATGGTGGACAACGTTACTTACGTTTGGATGAGGCTGAAGGTTCTCCAATTGTGAAAGTGGCTGAAGGTGTTACTTTCATCGCTACCGCTAACATCGGTAACGAATACACTTCGACTAGAGTTATTGATAGAGCGATTCTTGACCGATTCGTAACCATTGAGATGGATGTTCTAAATGATGAGCAAGAGTTCGGATTGTTGAAGTTTATGTTCCCTGAAGTGAACGAAGAAGATTTAAAAGCTGTGGCTGAAATCGCTCACCACACTCGTACTCAATCGATGAGTGATTCGGGTAAAGTTACAGCAATGGTTTCCACTCGTGCTAGTGTTGAGATGGCTGGATTGATTTATGATGGTTTTGATTTGTTCGAATCAGCTGAGATTTCAATCTTCCCATTCTTCTCTAACGATGGTGGGGTTGATTCTGAACGAACTTATGTTAAACAATTAGTTCAGAAGTATGTGAAGGATGAGGGTGAAGCTCTCTTTACTGAGCAGGAAACCGAAACGAATTCGGAAGATGAGATTCCGATGTTTTAGGGTTACTCAATTACGCTGAGAATGGGGGAGTACTCAACTCCCCTAATCTCTTTTTAATTTAACCAAAACATAAAATATGAAATTACTACAAAAAATAAGTTGGAAGTTTCGAAAACTTCACATTACAATATCACCTCTAATCATCCTAATCAATAACACTTGGGAAGGTTGGGGATTTGATATCTTAAATATTCAAAGTGGATTACGAGAATACTCTTTACTAAAAATGACTTGGGAATTACCCAATGGGGCAGATAAGAAGTTAAAATTTAGTGGAGATGTATTATTCCTCAGAACCCCATCTTTAAAATTATTAGAACAATTGGGGGATTTAGAATTATGGAGTCAATTGAGTAAATCAGAGAAGATACTATTATCCCTATTAAACTTAATATTTCGATAATGAGTAAAGAAACCAAAGATTGGATGCAGAGATTAGTTGAGAACTATCGCATCCCAACTGAAGAAGAGGTTGGTAAAAACACCGAACAACCCAAAATGTTAAAAGAATCGCAATTAAAGAAAATCTTAGAAAGAGATTAATTTGGTTATATCAAATATTATTCGTATATTTACATATAATAATTAAAACCATAAAACATGTCTTACAATCCATTCCGATATTTTACCGAAGGTAAGTATAGAAATAGACCTTTAAAATCAAACGCACCACTTCTATTGAAAATTAGAAATGGGGATTTTGAATACTCTCCTTACTTTTTGGAAGCAGATGATAATATTGAATTGTACGATACGATGTATGATAAATTTATGAAAACATCCAAAATATCAGATATCAATGATAGAAAGGTAGAAGCTCATCAACATGCTAAGATGAAACGAATCAAAGCACAAAAGTTGATGGAAGTTGGTATTAAGGAAGAGGAATTGAGATTACATCAATTACGAATTGAGTTGGAAGCTGAGTTCGGAAAAGATTTGTGGGAAAAATGTTTACAAAAGCAAAGAGGAAAAGGTACAACTGAAGATATGTATTGGTGGTACAAAAAGCAAGTTAAGATGGGAACAACACCATCAGAAATTGCAATAGCATTGGGTAGAACAACAACAAAAGGATTACGATAATGGGTAAACCAATTTTTATTATCAGAGTACCTGGTTATTGGACATCAAACCAAGTGAATGAATCACGAAAGGCAATCCATGGTATGAAAGATTTAAATGAAGATTACCATGTGATTGTCTTACAAGATAACGAAGTAGAATCACCAAGATTCGAATGTTACAATTCACCACATGAACCAGAGAAAATAGAAGAAATAACAAAATTGACCGAACTCTCCATCGAAAGATGTTTGAGAAATGAGGAAGAAAATCGAATAAAAGGATTACGATAATGATTACGGCTTATACAAAAGTTTGGAATACAATCAGAACGGCTCAGTACATTCACTTAACTAATGGTAGTGTACTTAACCTTATAAATAATTTTGGTAATATGTATAGTAAGGATAAGGAGTATACAGAGCTATTATCCATCTATAATGATAAATTAAAAATAACTAAAGAGAGTTAATGAAAAATGGAAATTTCTAAAAGTAGATATGGTGTAGAACGTACAATCGAAAAGATTGATACTAATCGCATTAGAATTATGGGTGAATCTCAGTTTCAGAGAACGGCTCAGAATGACAGTGGAGATATTACAATGTTTGATTTCGAAGGTGGGCCTGTTCTATCGGTAGGTGGAAACATTACTTTCCAAAAGTTAAAATGGAAAATCGAAAAGATTGAACCTGTTCAATCAAAGTTCGAAGGGTTATCGGAATGTATCCTAACAGTATCCCCAGCATATTAAATGATATCCATAGAATCGTTCATAACCGATGATGAGCTAATCAAAAACCCTTTAGTAACTAAAAAGATATTAGAGAGGTTGACTCCATCCCAACAAAAGAAGTTGGATGAGGGTAAGATATTACTCAATCCAGTGAATGGTGATATGATAGTACCAGTAATGACTCAAAATGGGATTGCTAAAATAATAGTAAACATATTCTAATGAAAGAGAATTTTAAGTTCTTCAATGATGAATGGAACGAACCCACCACCAATAAAGATGAGCGTGGAGATTATTATGATACCGATTTTAATGATGGTATTGATGATTACATCCCATTGAAACAAACTATAACATCTATTGAGGATTAGGGGGGATATCTCCTTTACATCGTTTATGGTGGGGGGTGAGTCGAAACCTTGATTTTTTTTTGATAGTTCTATTTCACTATATTTATATTTGAAAGTATAATTATATTAATATGGGAAATAACCTCAACAAAGCCTTATTCGAATTTACCTCCTCATTGGGGATACATCCGAAGTGGGAAAGGGAATTGGTAGAAACGGATTATCATTTACAAACGTATAAGCGTTGGGGGGAATCCAAAGAGATGTGTTCCTATAAGTGTAGAGAATTGTATCTAAACCGAATATCTTATTTAAAGGGATGGATAGAATAGAGTTCAAAAAAAAGTTATGTAAATGGATTATGGAAATCGGTAACAACATTTGGGAAGCAAGAAAGCAGGGTTGGTTTCCGTACTTCCTCCTTATCTTCTTATTCACCAACATCACCTACGGACAATCTACGGAAAAGACTCAAAAACAACGAAAGGTGATAGAAAAGAGAGAACGTTCTACACCCACCAATACAATTCTTCCACCACGTCCACCAAGAGTTAGAGCCTATCGACCTTATTATTACCAACCACAACAATGGGGATACAATCCATATTGGAACCCAAATCGAAGTTGGGATGGTAGAACATACATCCTAACCAACGATACCTCTAAAACATCACCTACACCTCCGCTGAGATTATCCGTTGGGGTCCTGAGTGAGGTAACTACCCAAAATCCAAATACGTTTTCTCCGTATCTTACCATAGGTGGAAAAACTTTCCTCTTAATACAATATCATTATTCCTTACCTAATACCATACCTCATTATGATAACATCTATCCATGGGAGGTAGAAGAGTGGGGAGATTTACCGATGGGAACTCCAAAGGAGAGAAGAGAATTGGTTCTAGCGTTAGGAACGACTCATAAAAGGGTATCACCTTATATAGGAATGGGATTTTATAAGATAAGTGAATGGGATTCATTCTTTGATGAAACTTATATCCTATCATCCAGAAGTGAAGGTGGATTGTATACAATAAATGAAAGAGTGTATAATGGTATATCAGCTAAAGTAGGAATGATATACGGATTTGAGATATGGGAGATACTAACTCAGATATCGATGGGTAGGGAATTACGAATAGGAATAGGGATTGGATTAAAATTATAGAAAAATATGTTTTGTAAAAGTTGTAATGATTTAATGAGTTATATAAATGGTACCAATGGTGGGTACTATTCATGTAGAAAATGCGGTAAAATAGAAATAAAATGAAAAAAGGATTATTAAGTTTAGTAGTAGGATTACTATTTGTATTCACTACTCAAGCACAAGGATTAAGAAAATCGGTTATTATTGAAACTGATATCTTTACAGTAGAATACAATGAGGTATTGGAACAACCTATGTGGGTTGAGTACAAAGTACAATGTCCAAACGGAGATGCTGAAAGACATGGAATGGATTTCTATGAGGTAGATGGAGTACATACTTCAGATGATGATGATTACTCAAAGAATGTTTGGGATAAAGGACATATGGCTCCTGCAGCAGCATTCAATTGTGATAAGGAAACTTTAAAGAAAACTTTTTCGTATTTGAATTCTGCTCTACAACACGAATCTTTGAATAGAGGGATTTGGAATAGGTTAGAAGGATTTGAAAGAAACCTTGCAAACTTCTATGAAGTGAATGTAAGAATTGAAGTTCTATTTGAAGGAGAATGTGAAGTTCTTCCATCAGGTGCAACTGTACCATCTGGGTTTAGAAAGATAATCAGATGGGATGATAGAGAAGAGGTATTCCTATTCCCTAACGCTAATACAAAGGGAACGGATTGGCAAGATTATCACGTAGCTAACTAATACTTATAGTTATGTGGGGAGTTGTATTTTTTGTGGTGTTAGCTCTTTTTGTGTGGTTCACCACAAATGATGAGTAAAAAATAATTAAAGAAAAGGTTGGTATATCCAACCTTTTTTCGTATATTTGTATTTACAAACAAAAAGTTATAAATGATAACACCATTTTCAGTCTTAGATACACGTACAAAGGAGTGGAAGAAGCGTAAGGAACATTGGATTACTACTTATGGTATCCAATCGGAATTAGGTAGAGAGGATACCCAAAGTAAAACTATATTTTGGGATAATCCATCTACTAATGTTTCTATATTTGACCCGGTTTTATGTGAAGTAATGTACGATTGGTTTTCACCAAAGGGTGGAAGTGTATTAGACCCATTTGCTGGAGGTTCGGTTAGAGGAATCGTAGCAGAGGAAATGGGTAGAAGTTATACAGGTATCGATTTATCTGAATCTCAAATCTTAGCCAACAAAGAACAATCAGATAAACCAAATTGGATATTCGGTGATTCTAAAAAGGTAGTATTTGGTTTAGAGGATGAATTTGATTTTGTATTTACGTGTCCACCTTATTATGATTTAGAAGTGTATTCGGATAATAAAAGTGATTTATCTCAAATGAGTGAATCTCAGTTTGATGAATCCTTAGAATCTATATTGTACCAATCCTCAATTAAATTAAAGAACAATCGTTTCTTTGCCATTGTGGTTTCTGAAGTTAGAGAACCATCTACTACGGGAAATTATTCTATTGGAAAGTATAGAGGATTAGTTCACAAAACCATTCAAATGTGTGAGAAGCATGGGTTATCATTCTATAACGATATGATTCTCTTTAATTCACAACACCAAGCATCTCGAGTTGGTAAAACTTACTTTGATAGAAATCGTAAGATACCATCAGTACATCAAAATGTATTGGTATTCGTAAAAGGAAACCCTGATATTGCAACTGAGGAAATCAAAGGTGGTGAACCAATGTGTCAAGTAAATGGTACAAAATACTTGACTTTTCGCCATGCTGCAATTGATATAGACCCAAACAAATTAGTAGCATCTGAAGTAGAGAGAAGGTGTAGGAGTACCAAATCATCGTATAAGGATTGGCAAATCATTGGTGAGGAAACGAAACCTAAAATAAAATATGTTGTGGGAAATATTCCATTTGAATCACCAATACAAATATCTAAGTTGTGTGAGTTAAGTGAAATGGAATGTAGAAATAGAATTGAATCTAACAACCCAATTTATAGACATTGGAAGAAAGTAGATGGTTGGGATATTACTTATGAAGATATGGAATCTATGTGGGAATATGAGATTGTAATGGAATATCCTATAATTAAATGTAATGATATAGAGTTCTATTCGTTAAAAGAAGCTGGTGAATACTTTGGGATATCATCGGAAAGGGTAAGACAGAAAATAAAAGATAGTAAACATTCGGATTGGATTTATTTGTATAAATAAAAATAATTTCGTATATTTGTAGTTAAGTGGTTATTGTAAATGAAATAAAAGAAATAATATGAAGATTTTAGTAACAGGCGGTAATGGATTTATCGGTTCAAATCTAATTAAGAAATTGGTATCCGAAGGACACGATGTGGTATCTTTGGATGATTTATCAACTGGATTGAAAGAGTATGAGGTTGAGGGTTGTAATTATGTATATGGGGATATTGAATCTCTTTTATATTGGAAAGGTGATAACTTTGATTTAGTTTACCACCTCGCAGCATTGGCAAGAATACAACCATCATTCGATGACCCAATGGAAACATTTAGAGTGGATACCAATGGTGTAATGATTGTTGCAGAATGGGCAAGACAAAACAATGTGAAGGTAGTTTATAGTGGTTCATCATCTCGTTGGTGTAACCCTGAAACATCACCATATGCAACTTGTAAGAAGTTAGGTGAGGATATCTTAAAGATGTACCGAACTGCTTATGGTTGTGATTTTGAGATTGCACGATTCTACAATGTATACGGACCAAACGAATTGGTTGATGGAGAATGGGCAGCAGTAATTGGAATTTGGAGAAAGCAAGTTGAAGAAGGTAAACCAATTACCATTATCTCAGATGGAGAACAACGTAGAGATTTCACACACGTAGATGATATTTGTGATGCACTTTACAAAATCGGTACAAGTGATAAGAAGCACGAAGATGCTTGGGAATTGGGTACAGGTATGAACTACTCAATCAATGAAGTGTTCTCATTCTTCAACGAACGATTCGATGGTTTGGAAAAGGTACATCTACCTGATGTAGCTGGAAACTACCGTCAAACTCTAAGAGAGAATGATGATACCTTAGAGAGATTGGATTGGGCACCATCGGATAAATTGAAAGAATATATCCTATCACTATAATGAGTAAAATCATAAATTTATTTGGAGGACCTGGTGCGGGTAAGAGCTCAATCGCTGCTGGTATTACTTACAAACTCAAAAAGAATCACATTGATTGTGACCAACCTTATGAGTTTCCTAAGTTATTAGCATGGGATGAGAACCACTCAGCAATCCAAGACCAACTCTATGTTCTTGCAAATCAACATAGGGGTATTGTAAAGAGTTACGGAAAGGTGGATTACATTGTATTGGATTCACCTATCCTACTCTCTTTAACATATCGTAACTATTATAAGGGTACCGATTATCCATCAAATTTATATGGTGAAACGTTTGATACGATGGTATTGGATATATTCAATCAGTACGATAATATCAATATAGTATTAGAAAGAGCTGATGGTAAGCATAATGATGATGAGAGATATCAGAATTTAGAAGAATCCAAAGAATTGGATAAGGTGATAATGAATAGTTTAATTGATAACAACATACCATATCACACCATAAAGGTAGGTGAAAATACAGTTAACGATATCATTAAATTAATCGTAAATAATGAAAAGCGATAAACGTTGGAATAAAGAAATGAAACGATATAGAATTCTTCAGCATGAATTAAGGGGAGAATCGGTTTATATCGTTGAGTGGAATGATAAGTGGCTATTTGGGGTTTGGGGTAGGTGGCATCCTAAATTCCAAACCACATCATTAGAAGATGCAATTAAAAAAATACATAGATTAGTTACACTTAAAACAAATAAATGAGAGTAATAGTTACTGGTGGTTGTGGGTTTATAGGCTCATCGTTTGTAAACTACCTAAGAAAGAATGTTGATTGTGAGATAGTTGTTATAGATAAATTAACATATGCAGCTGACCCATTCTCAATACCGGCTGATGTTGAACTTATCCAAAGGGATATTTGTGATATTACGTTGGATGATATTGGATACGCAGATTATATCGTAAACTTTGCAGCAGAATCTCATGTGGATAACTCCATTTCAAATGGATTACCTTTTGTGAAAACAAATGTTGAAGGTACATTTAATATGTTGGAAGTTGCAAATAAGATACCACATCTAAAGAAGTTCATTCAGATTTCTACTGATGAAGTGTATGGTGATATGGATAGTAGAGGATTAGCATCTGCTACCGAACAAACATCATTACAACCATCATCGTATTATTCATCTACCAAAGCATCAGCAGACCATTTGGTTGAATCAGCTGGTAGAACATTTGGTTTACCATATCTAATCACCAGAACTTGTAACAACTATGGTGTACATCAACATAAAGAAAAGTTCCTACCCACAATAGCTCGTTCTATTGAGAGTGGTAATCCAATTCCACTTTATGGCGATGGAGCTCAAATTAGAGAATGGATTTGGGTAGAAGATAATGTTAAATTGATTTACGATTTAATGATATCGCAAATCGGAATATGGAATATTGGTAGTGGGGATAGTTGGACTAATAAGGATATCATAACTATGGTTGGTGATATATTGAATAAAGATGTTAAGTATAATCATACTGAAGATAGATTAGGGCATGATAGAAGATATACTGTTAATACTGAAAAATTGGAGTATTATAAACAAACCTTTAACTTAACCACCAAAACTTTAGAAAAATATCTTACCGAAAAATTTGGTTAATTCAATTATTTTTCTTATATTAGGCTTGTAATTGATTAAAACCCTAAGATATGAAAGTAATTGGAACTAAGTACGGAATCGAAATCACTAAGCCTTGGAATAAGGAAATGTATAACCACAATGATTTGGTTGCTAAACTAATCAAAGCTAGTTTATCTGATACATTAGAAGAACTATACAAAGGTGGTGATATGGATGAATTGAACAAATTCGCTAAAGTAATTGGAACTGGTTATGGTTTCGGATTTGATTTGGATTCTATGTACGAAGGTATTTGTGGTGATTTAGAATACCTACCAAACTATCAGATGGCTGATGATTTGGATTACTATGTGAGTAAAGGATTCATTAAAGAACCTAAGTTTAATTTTGTAGGATACACTAAATAAATTATAAGTTATGAGTTTAAGAGATACAGTAAAAGATTGGTTGAGTGAAGGTAGGGAATTTAAAGTTAAAAACCCTATGTGTTCAAAGAGATTGGTTATCAAAAACCTAAATCAGATTAAAGAATTATTAGAAGAAGATTCTCCTTATATCGCAAAAGAAAGAATTAAATTTCTTATTGATGATATTGATAATGGAAACTTAGATGCAGGTAAATTGTAAATATAAATGGAATTAATAATATATTTCGGATTTTACCTTTTAGTTTCAGCATTGTTTATAATTTATTCAATACTAGATGCACCTGTATGTGATGAGAATGGTAACAAAATCGAAAATTCAAAATTAGAAAAAATGAAGAGATACAACAATTTAGATATTTTCAAAGGTAGAACCAAAGAATGGGATTCTGAAAAAGGGAAGTTTAGACAATATAGAAGTACTCAAGGTAAGAATCCTAAACAAATTGAAGATTCGAGTAAGATAATCGCATATGCATGTATTGGTGTATTGATTATATTAATTGGTTATGGTATATTAAATTCGATTTATGGATTATTGGAATAACTTTACATACTTCTTTAGAAGAAAATATAGACAGATTCAACGAGTGATTGATTTCCTACCTATGATTTGGAATGGGTTTGATTTTGATTACAAATATTCTATTGAACTTTTCAAAAAACAATTGGAAAGACAGGCTAAACATTTAGAATCGGATAGAGCCCATACCTTATCAGCTCCAATCAATGCTCAGAAAATAAGAACAGCAATCCGATTAATGGATAAAGTTTACGATGAGGAATATGCAAGTGAGTATATGGCTCAGATTGATAAATTATATGGTACAACTCACTATGATTTTGTAGATGTGGGTGAAGTATCTAAACGAACTGGTGAAGAGTTGTATGAAATGAAAGTTTGGAACGAAAATGCAGTTGATGAACAACATCAAAAAGAAATTGATGAGGTTCGAAGAGAGATGATGATTCATTCATTTGATAAACAAAAGAGAGCACATAAACTCTTATGGGATTTTATAGAACATAATATTCAAAGATGGTGGGACTAATATGGGAAATCTAAATCAGCAAATACCGGTTGTAGTTACCTACAAAAAACGAAAGTATGGTAAAGTGTATCTTGAAGTATTCCGTACCATTAGATTGGATGATATTATAGATGCTAACAAAAGAAAACCAGCTATCCCACATAACTATGAGATATTGGATATTGGTGTTGGTGAAGCATTTATAGAACGTTATACGAAGAAATATAAATTGAAATAAGTTATGATTAGACGATTAAAAATTAAATTAGCAAGATGGATATTAGGTAACCATTGTTTATGCTATCAATGTGGTTATCATAAATTATGTGATTATTCAAAACGTAAAATATAAGATATGACAGAAAGTGAAAAGTTTTTAGATAAAATACTTACGTATGTTGACGATAGTGATAAGCATTGGTTTAAGTGCCATAAAGCAGACATAAAGGCTTATGCAAAAATATACCATAAAGAGCAATTAAATTTATGTGGTGTTAGCCAACAACGTGAACTGTAAAAATTAATAATTAAACAATAAAGATATGGGTAAATCCAAAAATACCACACAATATCCTATGTTGAATAGGATACTTAAAATTTTTGTGTTAGATAAAAAGCTGACTCCATTAGAACGATTGGGAAATCGTTTGGGTTATATGGGTACATCATTTATTATGATGTCTCCTTATTTACTAAAATATGATTCATTAGGTGCATGGACTTACTTAGTTGGAGCTGTACTTTCACTACCACAAGTATGGATAGCAAAGCAATGGAATTTAGTAATAGTTAATTTCAACTTACTTTTGGGATATGGACTTTATTTATACAACGAATTTTATTAGGTTATGAGTACTTATAAACATGCATTATTAATTTCAATATTAGGTATCTATTTTTTACAATTCAATGGAATCCTATGGGGATTTGTGGGTGGTATGATGATTGGTGTAGGGTTAGTATTAGCAAGAGAATCAGGTAAAGAAGATAGTTTATGAAATGGGTAGATAAAATTTACATTATATCTTTAGATTCAGCAACAATTCGTAGAGATACTATTAAGAATGATTTATTATCTGCTGGATTTGATGAAAATAAGATAGAATGGGTAAGTGCAATAGATGGTAATACATTGGATATTAATCAACTTTTGTTAGATGGTACTATTAGTTCTAAGTATAGAGATTATAGTGGAGTTTTGAGTAAATCAATATATGGATGTGCATTATCACATCAAAATATTTACAAAGATTTTTTAAAACAAAGTGATATGGAAACTGCATTGATATTGGAAGATGATGCAAGTTTGACACATACTGCTCTTAGAACATTTATCGGAAATACACCTGCATATGATTATTTTTTAGAGGATACTAAAAATATTGATTGGGATGTGATTCAATTGGGACAAGTAAGTAAACATATGAATCAGATAGATGATGATTCTATTGATACTAAAATCTTAAAAAAGATGAAAATGCCAACAACCGAATGGGCTGCACATTCATATATTATTAATAAGAGGGGTGCTAGTAAATTGATTGAAAATAACACACCAATTCAGTTTGCAGCAGATACAAATATCCATACATCAGATACCAACGTATATTGCCCACCTGTTTCTTATTTTTTACAAAAAAATGGTAATCATCATAGTTGGATGATTGGACACTTATCATCTAAATTTGCTAAACATATATTATATGAAACCGATGAATTTGATTTACAATATCAATCGAAAACATATTATGGTGATTTAATTAAAAAAGAAGAACATTTATCAAAACCCATTTTTGAATTAGGATTATCAAGAGCAATAGATTATGAAAAAGTTACATTTGAATCTTTTGAAATTGCAAATGGTGATGTTCTTACAGATTGGTTAACGATATATTTAAAGGAAGAAAACTTATGATAGGTGGAGTACAACCAAAATTAGTAGTTTCCTTTGATGAAGATGGAAACCTACAATTAGACCCGTTACAAGCTGAATTGTTGGGAATCGTTGAAAATGAATTTCATTGGAAACTCATCAGAGAAAGAGATGGATTACTTAAACAATCCAAAGATATTAAATGGTTAGAGTGGAATGCGGATGGTACATACAAAAAAACACATCCACTACCAGCGCCTGGTCTTTCCTTAATGATGTCTCCATTCAATCAATTCTTTACTTGGCAAACCACAACCATCACCGAAATTGTGGAACAACGAGATGATTATATTAAGTTCAAAACTGAAAATAGTAATTATGAATTATTTAAGTATTAGAAACAAAGATAACGAAATCATACACCATAAGGTTAACAGAGAAATCTTTGATTACGTTCTACATTTGGAGTTTGCATTAAAAAATGAGAAAGCAAAAAAGGCTTTCTATAAAAAATACAAAGAATAAATAAAATGATAGAACAAGTAACGGAAATATATTTGAATTAATACAATAAAAACATGTCAGATTTTAGAATTAAACACTACGAATACTTTAATGAAAGTGGTAAAGTAGCAAACGAATACTACTACATCCAACAACGTAAAAAATTCTTATGGGAGTATTATTGGAAGGATATTAAACATGAAGAATGGATTTGGGGTGATTGTTATAAAGTTAGAACAAAATTTAAAACAATAGAAGAAGCAAAATCTTTCATTAAAGATGTATTATGTCCTGAACTACCAAGAGAAAAGAGTAGAGAAACAGAAGTAGAAATAATAACTTGTAAAAGTGATTAAAATAAAAAGTTAGTATGTTTGAAAATATATTAAAGGGTTTACAAAAAGACCTGGTAGGTTTAGATTTCGTTTACAAAAGCAAATATGGTGGTGAAGTAAAAGGAACTGTTAAAGGAGTTTCTATCACACATCAACTTAATGCTGATACAGAAACTAACCGAAAAATGTTAGTAGGTTTAAGTAAAATGAGCACTAAAGTACAAATAACTGAAGAGAATTTAGTTGAACTAACACCTGATTTTAAATGGTCTGGTTGTGGTTTTGAAATAATGATTACCTCAGAGAATGGGGTATCATACAATATGAAAAAAGATAACATATATTTTATAAATAAAGATGAATAATTTAGATTTAAAGTACAAAGCATTACTACAACACATTTTGGGTAAAGGTGTAGAAAAGGAAGATAGAACTGGAACTGGTACTATTAGTGTGTTTGGTAAACAAATCAGACACGATATGAGTGAGGGATTCCCACTCCTAACTACAAAGAAGATGGCAGTCAAAACTATGATGACTGAATTGAAGTGGTTCTTAAAGGGAGATACCAACATCAAATATTTGGTTGATAACGGATGCAACATTTGGAATGGTGATGCGTATAAGAACTATATTAGTAAACAATCTAAACCAAAAAGTGGGGATTGGGATAATTATATAGATTGTTATTGTGGTCATACCGATACTTGTGATTGTGGGCCTCTATCACAAGAAGAATTCATTGAAAAAATCAAAACCGATGATGAGTTTGCTCGTAAATGGGGTGAGTTAGGTCCTATCTATGGAAAGCAATGGAGAGATTGGAAATCACAAAAGTTTAATGTTGCTAAGGGTGAAGGTTACCTACTACAAATTGACCAGATTGCTAAGGTGATTGTAGATTTAAAAAACAATCCTGATAGTAGACGATTGATGGTATCAGCTTGGAATGTGGGTGAGTTAGACGAAATGACTCTACCCCCATGTCATTATGGATTCCAACTCTATACGAGGAATTCTACGAGAGAAGAAAAGATTGTAAATCCTGGTAAATACAAAGTGGTATCACTAATGTGGAATCAGAGAAGTGTGGATACATTCTTAGGATTACCATTTAACATCGCATCATATGGTACGTTACTACAACTCATAGCTGATGAATGTAATATGATTGCTGGTGAGTTGATTGGTAACTTAGGTGATGTACATCTATATAAGAACCACATCCAACAAGCCAAAGAACAAATTGGTAGAGACCCATACAAACTACCAACAGCCGAGTTCTCAAATGTGGATATACTTAATGGTGAGTTTGATTACACAATCAACGATTATGAATATCACCCAACAATTAAAGCACCTCTAAGTAATTAAGATATGGATTATTCAAGACTATATGAGATTAAAATAGAATCTTTGGAAAAGGAGATTGTTAAACTCAAAGAAGAAAATGAGAAGATTATGAACGAACTTTTGGAAGAGAGGGATAATGTTTATGATTGGAAAGAGAAGTATAAAGAATTAAAGAAAACGATAACTGGGTAAAAAGATGAGATTAGAAATACAACCCATAGATGATAGAAATATCAAAGTAGTATCCAAAAATACAGGCAAGCATGCAGGAAACATTATATTAGATGGATTGAATGAGTGGGTATTTAGACCTAACGATTGTGGGTGCGTTTGGGCAGTAGATACTATTTATGAATTGGGTGAAATTTTGACAAACATAAATAAAAAATGACAATACACATACCAATATTAAATTTAAAACCACACATAAGAAAACTATATTTGGAAAATAAAATAACCAGTTTAGGTATAGATTATGCACCCAATTCACTTATGGGGTGGGTAGATGGTAATGAGATTGAGGTATTTAATTTTTCAAAGATATTCAAATTAGATAATAGATGGACTGGGTATGAACTCCATCGTAACAAAACTGAAATAGTAATAGAAATAACAAAATTATGAAACCACTAAAAGAAGCAACACACGATAAACACAAAGAGGTAGAAAGAATGCCATTCAATGTGAAAATGTTTAAAGGTGAACTAACCAACGAACAATATGCACAATACCTAACATCTCAGTTGGGAATATTCTCAATTATCGAAGATAACTTTGAGATGCCACATGAAGGATTGAAACGAAAGTATGCAGTTAGTAAAGATATCAGTTCATTGAACATTGGTAGAACTATCAAAACTGATGAGGCTACTCTACGATATGTAAACTACCTCAAAGATTTAGACCAAGAGACTGTAAATGCTCACATCTATCTTAACTACCTAGCCATTATGTTTGGTGGGCAGATGATGAAGAGAGTTACGCCAGGTGATGGTAATATGTATGAGTTCGAAGATATGAACGAATCTGCTGCACACATTAGAGCAATCCAAAAAGATGAGTGGGCTGATGAAGTGAATAGAGGTTTTGATTTTATGATTGATATCATGGGAGAATTGGAAAAAACACTATGAGTTACTACAAACTAAAAGATAGGATATACTACCACTCAGAGAAGTTCAAAGAACTGATAGAATCTCAGAGTGGGGTTACTGAAGTACCAACTGATGATTACGGATGGGAAAATTATCGCTATGAAAATGATAAATTCAGATTGGCTCATGTTGAAAGATATTCTCACAAAGGATTGCAAGTGGTACACATTACTGCTTTCCCAACTGAGAATTCTAAGGCACCTATCTTTGGGTTTGATGTAGTAGGTTATGAAGATGAAGAAAAGGGTACATCGAAGATTAGTGGAGTATTCATAGATTGGTCTCCTGTGATGTACGAAGAGAAATGGCACGATTCAACTTGGAATAAAGATAGAAAGTTACCCGTTTGGGCAACTGTATTTTCTGAGAGTTTCATTGCAGTAAGACCTACTGAGGATGAATATGAGAAAATCTTCGAAGTTGGATTTGAAGCATTTCAAAAGTGGATGGATAAGGTAAATTCGGATGAGGATATTACTGATGATGTAAATGATATTGAAACCATCATAGAAAATCAGAATACATATTGTGAACACCAAGCATCCAACAAAAGAACAATGGGAGCATTAACGGCAAACATTGGAAAAGAGAGAGCAGAGTACTTTATGAAGGAAGTTTTGTTCCCTAAAATAAAAATGTACTGACGATTTGTCAGTATTTGTATAATTGGAATATTTTTCGTATATTTGTAACTATGTTTGAATTAGAAGATATAAAGACAGTTAAAGGATTCATAAAACACTTTGGTGAACCTAAAGAAGCTATGTTGATGGATTTAACTCAGGAGTTTATGGAAGCATACCATAGATATGAAGTTGACCCTATTGAATTAGTAAAAGGTTTCGGTGTGGATTGGATTGAGTTATTAATGAAGTATAATGAAGATATAGAAGAGTACGAATTATGTGCTATCTTCAGAGATTTAGTAAATGATTACGAACAAATAAAATAAAAATAAGTTTATGGTAGTTTATGGCAAACCCCTTGCAGATAGGGTTCTTCTTAAATTAGAAGAGGTATCTGAGAAAAAATCAACTGGTGGTATTATTTTAAATCAATCCACTCAAACCATTCAAACCGCTGAAGTAGTTTCAGTATCCGATGGATTCATTGGTGGTAATGGTGAACTAATTAAATTAAGTGTAGAAGTAGGTAATAAAGTTCTTATCAACAATGGAAGTGGACAGAAGGTTCGATTGGATGGTGAGGATTACTTCTTAGTAAGAGAATCAGAAATTTTAATGATAGTATAAGTTATGGCAAGTAAACAATTGAAGTTCAATTCAGAAGCAAGAGAAGCTCTGAAAACCGGATTAGATATCCTAGCGGATGCAGTAAAAGTAACACTTGGACCGATGGGTAGAAATGTTCTACTCCAAAAAGGACCAGGTCAACCACACATTACCAAAGATGGTGTGAGTGTAGCAAAGGAAATCCATTTGGAAAATCCATACCTTAATATGGGAGCACAATTGGTAAAGGATGTATCACAACGAACAGCCGATTCTGCTGGTGATGGTACAACAACAGCAACAGTCTTAGCACAAGCTATCGCTAAGAAAGGTTTTGAAATGGTAGAAGCTGGTACAAATCCAGTATTCCTCAAAAGAGGTATGGATAAGGCAGTGGATATTATTGTAAACGAACTATCAAACCAAGCAATCAAAGTTGGTGATAAGGTAGAACAAATCGCAACAGTATCAGCAAATGGTGATGAGAACATCGGTAAACTTATCGCTGATGCGTTTGAGAAAGTTGGAAAAGATGGTGTGATTACTGTTGAAGAATCCAAAGGTATGCAAACCTATATGGAGGTAGTAGATGGTATGCAGTTTGATAAGGGATACCTTTCAACTCACTTCGCTACCAACCAAGAGAAGATGCAGGCTGAGTTAGAGAATCCTTACATCTTATTATACGATGGTAGAATCTCAAATATGAACGATATCCTTACTCTATTGGAAGGTGTTGCTCAAACCTCAAAACCATTAGTGATTATCGCTGATGATGTGGAAGGTGAAGTGTTAGGTACATTAGTAGTAAACAAACTCAGAGGAGCTCTTAATGTATGTGCAGTTAAAGCACCAGCTTTCGGTGATAGAAAGAAAGAGATTATGAAAGATATCGCTGTGGTAACTGGTGGTACATTCATCCAACCTGAAGTGGGTATGAAGTTAGAAGATGCAACATTGGATATGTTGGGTGTAGCTGAGAAAGTTATCGTATCTAAGGATAACACTACTTTGGTAAACGGAGCTGGTGAAAGTGAAGAAATCGCTGAGAGAGTTCAACAAATTAAAACTCTAATTGAAGATTCGCAATCAGATTACGAAAAGGAAAAGATGCAAGAGAGATTGGCTAAGTTAGCTGGTGGAGTTGCAGTTCTTTACATCGGAGCTGGTTCTGAGGTAGAGTTGAAGGAAAAGAAAGATAGAGTAGATGATGCACTTCAAGCTACCAAATCGGCAATTGAAGAAGGTGTTGTTGAAGGTGGTGGTATCGCTCTACTTCGTACTTTGAAAGCCGTAACCGAATTTGCAAATACCGCAGATTTGGACCAATGGGAAGAAGATGGAGTTGATGTAATTAGAGAAGCATTGAGAGCACCAATCACTCAGATTTTGGAAAATGCTGGACAACGTTCCGATGATATCATCAAAGCTCTATTTGACCATTGGGATGTTGAAGGAGGTAATAATTTGGGTTACAACGCTAAGAGTGAAGAATTTGTGGATATGTTTACTGATGGTATTATTGACCCTAAGAAGGTTACTCGTACCGCAATACAAAACGCAAGTTCAGTTGTGGGTATGATTTTAACTACCGAATGTATGGTGGTTGATAAGGCTGAAAAGAATAACCAACCTCAACAACCACAAATGTTGATGGGATAATTCTCAATTTGTGAATCATTGATAAGAAAACCTCACTTCGGTGGGGTTTTTTGTTTTTTGATATTTATAGAAAAGTAATAAACTATGGCATTACCCACATCAGGACAAATTGGAATGTCTCAAATAAATACGGAACTTCGTAGAGTTTCATCATCGTATATATCATTGGATACAGCGGAGAATGGGGGTTATGCTACTATAAATCAAAATAGTTCAAGAAGGCCAAATAGTAGTAATCCTGCTGCAATATCTGAATGGTATGGATATAATCACCGTGCACGTCCACCTGTTCCAACTTTTGTTTCTTTACGAAATGTTGGTTGGGCTGGTAATTCCGATACCAGTACACGAAGTTTAGACTTAGCTTGTCAAAACTCATTCCGTTCTCCGGGTCAATATTGGGGTAATGATGGACGTATGACTGTTTCCGCAAGTGAACTTCAATTTTGGGCTAATTCAGCTGGAACAATTAGACCGCCCGCTGGTTTTTATGCACAAGAATCAGGAGAAGCAATCTATTGGGATGGTGCACGTCCCACAAGATTAGAATTTTGTAGAATATGATTAAACTAACTGAAATATTATCCGAAATTGAAACGGAAGCTCTAACTCCGATGCAGAAGTTGGCTCGTAAACGAGCGATGGCTGGTAAGCAACGTTTGATTCAACGTAAACGTCAACGTACAATGTTGAGAAAGAAAGGTAGTGAACAACTTTATAAGAAAGCATACAAAGCAGCTTATAGAGATGTGTACGAATTCTTTAGGAATAAGTTATTTCCAGATGTTCCAAAATCGGAACTAACAATCATACAAAGGAAACAAATTGAAAAGTGGGTAGCTAAGAAGAAAAAGAAAGTTCTAAAAAGAGCCCGATTCAAATACTTACCAGCATTCAGAGAAAAGGAAGCTGAGAAGTTTGGTGGAAAATCTAACATAAAATTCACCGAAAGTGATAGAGTTGAATTGGATGAGAAAGCTAAGAGAGATTACAAAGCTGAGTATAAGAAATTCCAATCATCAACTAAAGCAAAGAAGTATAGAGCTGAATTAAATAAGTACAATAGAGATAAAGGTACTTACGGAAATGGTGATGGTAAAGATGCTTCACACAAAGGTGGTAAGATTGTAGGTTTCGAATCTGAAAGTAAGAATAGAGGTAGAAAAGAAAAGAGTAGATTAAAGAAAAAGAAATAAATGTTAGAAAATAAACCCAACCCCGAAGAACAGCCAGAAGAAAGAGGATTTCAGAAATTACTCTTATCAATGATGAATAGAAGGTGGTTAATGACTTTAGTAGTCTTAATCACTTTTATGGCAATTACAATGGGAATCCTACTATCCATCCATTCGGAATCCGAAGTAAGTGGGGAGTGGAAAGAACTATTACTACTTCTTTTAGGAGCATTGATAGGTTCGTATGGTAAGATTATAGATTATTGGTTTAGTGATACCGATAAAGATAAAATGTTGGTGCAGAAAATGGATGAAGAGGATGGGGAATCCTTATCCGATACAGGAAAATAAATAAATTATGGTAGATGAATCAAAATCGGTAGGTAACGAAAACGCCGGAGCATCAGTAGGAGCATCTGCTGGAACTGAAGTTACAAACACATCAGTAAGTGCTGGTGTAGAAGCAGGGGCAGAAGTTCATGCTGGAGTAGAAAATTCAAACCAAATTGGTGATGTAACCATTTCACAAGAAGCACATGCTGAAGCTGAAGTTCATGCTGAAGCAACAACTGAAGCTGGTTGGGATGGTAGAAACGCATATGTTGATGCACATGCGGAAGTGGGAGCATCAACTGAAGTAGGAGCATCCAATTCAGTAGAGTATGGTGGAGTAACTAATACAACTGAAGTTCACGCTGGAGCAGAAGCTAAAGCTTATGTTGGTGCAAGTGGACAAGTTGGTAAAGATGGTGCCGAAGGACATGCAGGAGCAATGGCTGGAGTATCAGTAGGTGTGGGAGCATCTAATAGTACTTACGATAAAAATGGTAATGGTGCTGAAGCCGGTGCTGGAGTATCGGTTGGAGCACAAGTAGGTGCTGAAGTTGGTGGAGGTGCTACAATGGATGATGGTGTTGCAACTGTTGGTGTTGATGGTGAACTTGCATTAGGAGTGGGTGTAGATGTTGACCTTTCAGTTAGTGTAGATACTAAACCAGCTCAAGAGTTCGTAGAGGATTCGGCTAATTCAGTTGCTAATACAGTTAGTAATGATGCAAAAACAGTTGCTAAAGAAACTACCAAAGTAGTCAACAATGTTTCTAACACAGCATCTAATGCTGGTAAATCGGTATCTAAGGGTGCTAGTAAAACTGGAAAGAAACTAAAAAAGAAATTCAAATTTTAATTCAATCGTAATTCAAAGTGATTGAATGTGAAGAAAACCCAACTTAAAAAAAGTTGGGTTTTTTCTTGCCAAAAATTTGGCAGTCTCAATTATTTTTCGTATGTTTACATTGTAATTGAGTGAGTGAGTTCTCACCAACGTCAACCCTTTAAAACAAACAAAATGAAAAATCAAATTTATTTACAATCAGAACAAATTGAATCAATGAAGCCATTATACGGATACTCTCCTACAATGGATGAACGAAGTGGAACAATTGAATGGTACAAAGAAAGTTCTGATATGGTAGTATATGCTACTCCAAATTGGGAAGAAGAAGGTCAGTTTCCAATAGCACATTCAAATGTTGAAACTGGCGATTATACTCATATTGGTAATATTTCTCTAATTGGATTGAGTATGGAACAACAAATAGAAAAATACAGAAATGTAGTAGAGGAGGTTATATCGAATATTGTATTTGGTAAGTAAAATAATTCAAAAAAGATTAGGATATATGAAATAAATTTCGTATGTTTACAAAGTAATTGATTAAGATATGAAGCTAAACGAAATACAAAAAATAGTAGAAGAAACCTTTCCTAAGATTGTAGAACATTATGGACTTTCTAAGTTCCAACCATCTACTCCATATGTAGATTATGATACATCCATCTACTCTCATTATAGTGGTGAAGAAGATGATGGTACAATGGGTGAACAAAACCCTGATGCTGAGTATTGTAATATGAACAATGAGATTATCATTTACTATCCTAAGATGGAAGATAAAGAGCATGTTATTCAAACATTGGTTCACGAATACCAACACTACCTACAATCACCATCTTGGATGAAGAGGTACTATAATATGGGATATGGTTATTCGGACCATCCATATGAGATTGCAGCATACAAAGAAGAAAATAACTATAAATTATTTATATAATGATTAAAAACTTACTACAAAAAGTTGAATCAAAAATCCTAACCAAATTATTCATGCGTTGGATTGATAAAGAATATGATTTGGAGTTGTTAGCAATGACTCGTTCTTTGATTCAAACAAAGGAAACTGAAATCAAATCAATAATCGATTTATCTAACAAAGTAGAAATCAAAGGATTCAAAAGATATGTTTAATAAGCAAGTATTGCCAGTTGGAGATGAGCTATACATAGTTAAGAGAACCTTTCCTATAACCCAATTTGAACCTATTATAAAGGAGTTTGGGGCAAAAGTGGTATGTGATAACTATCATTGTGAAACTATCCTTAGAGCTAAGGATGGGATGTTTTATTTATGTGATAAAATAGATGATGCACGAATTGTTTAAACCTAACTTAACACCCAAAGAGATTATCCAAATGGGTTCGTTTGGTGGTACTTACTTTCATCCAACTGATAGAAATATCGATATAGATGTAAATGAGTTCCCATCAGATTGGTTTGAGGGATTACCTACTGAGTTCTATTACTCAAAGAAGTATCTTCGTAAGGTAAACTACTTTAAAACCAAATGCGGACAATCACAAGAAGAATGGGAAAAGATGGGTTGGATAAACCCAATAGACCCTCGTGGTTGGTTTCAATGGTATTGTAGATACTATATGGGTCGAAGATGTGAGGATGATGAAAGGCAGATTCGTAGATGGTTAAACTTTTGTGGTGAGACTGGAAGATGGAGAAACTACATCTACACTCAGATTCATAAAAGAGGTGGTGATATCTCAGATGAATCCTATTCGTTGGGAGCTAGACAATCTTTAATCCACTGGGGATACAAAGTAAACGAAGAAGATTACGAACTTTGGAAAAAAAGTAAGAAATAGCTTGTTTATATCAAATCTTTTTCGTATGTTAGTACTGTAATTGAGAAAGAGATGATAAAGAAGATAATAGTAACGCAAGAAGAGATTAAGATGGCTACCCGTCCTAATATCTACAAAAACAAAAAGAAGTACACTCGAAAAGAGAAACACAAAAAAGTTGAAAAATAATTCAACAAAAGCTTGTGTATGTCAAATTAATTTCGTAAGTTAGTATAGTAATTGAGTGGGTGAGTTCCCACTGTGTTAAACCCTTTAAAACAAATAAAATGAATTATTCAGAATTAACTAAATTGAGTATTGAAGAACTACGAATCTTAAATAAGAAAGTAGTTGAAGTGATTAAGATTAAAAAGAGTGAAACTGCTCTTAATGTGAAGGAATCCCTTTATGTTGGGGCTAATGTGAGTGTGAATCACCCTAAGTTGAGTGGTAAACAACTCAGAGTTGAGAAAATCAACCGAACTAAGGCCGTTCTAAAAGTATTGAATGGATATGGAACTTACACAGTTCCTATGAATATGATTTCAGTTAACGTTTAAAATTATAAAAGATATGAGTTCACCATTAGCAGTAGAAAAGTTAGAAAAGAAAGTTCGTTATAAAAATGTAACGGTAATTCCTGTTGGAACCGATAAGTTTCCAACTATGGTTCAGATTGATAAAGCTCCCGCTAGAGTTAAAAACTTAGTTGGTAAGAAGTATATCAATCCACAAAAAGCACAAGCAGTTATTGAAGCTGTGATGGCTGTTGACCTTATTACGAAAGGTTCTAAGAAAGTAAAAGCAGAGTTAAGTTCAATTGGATTAGTTGAAACTGCATGGTAGAGTTTGACCCAAACAACCCACTATCCGATGAGGAGTTGGATACGTTAGGTAAAGAAAACTTTGATGCTTTCTTAGATTACTTAGACCAAAAAGCTGAGTATCTGAAACAATTCAGTAAACCGCTAAGTTCATACCACACTAAACGATATGCATCCATAACAGCCGCAACGCAAGGTAAACAACTTACTGATGAAGAGTTAAAGAGAGCTGATGAGATTGGTAAGAAGAACGAACAAATCGCATTTGAAAAGATTAAAGAACGATTTGATGAGATGGAAAAGGATAATCCTAAGTACAAAGATGAAGGTATAAAGAACATTAAGACTAATCGTAAACAATGGTTCGATTAATATGACTTGGAAATATAGAGAAATGGGAAGTAGGAGTAAAAAGACTGGTAAGTTATCCTACTACAACGTAACAGTTACCGATTGGAAAATCGTAGATTGTGAATGTAAAGCAAGGGAGTTTCGTAAGTTCGCACCTTGTAAACATATGAAAAGATTAAACGAAAAATTAACACATTTAGCAATTTAAGTTATGGGAGTAGATATTTCAGGAATAAATCCAATTATTCGTTCACCAAAACCTCAATATCCAAATTGGAAAGATACTGATGAGGAAGAAAAAGAAATGTTCTTCAAACATTTGGATAAATGGGAAGAGGAAAATCCCGGCGATTACTTCCGTTCCAATTGGTGGGGATGGAGACCTATTGTAATGTTGGTGGATTTTGCCAATGATGATTATGAGTTGGGATTTGATTTGAGTAATTGGGGTTCTAATGATGGAGCTGGTTTAGACAATCAAGAAGATTGTAACCGATTGGCTGAAGCCTTGGAAGAGATTGTCCAAACTCAAACTGAGCTGGAAGATGAAGTAGATACCATTTACCTCAACTTAGGAAGTTGGGCAAGTATGGATGGTAAGTTCTTAGGTGAAGAAATCAATGAGGTATTGAATGAACAATATCCATATGGTTCAATCCTATATGGTAGTGTGATAATGGATGATGGCACGATAGTACAACCATCGCATTCAGCACCTCTAAGACATGTTAATAACTTTATCTCATTTTTAAGAGAATGTGGTGGGTTTGAAATTTGGTAATGTAAAAAATAATTCGTATATTTGTAACTATGAAAGAATATAAAGTAAAAATAACTTATTTAAACGCCGATGATGTTCAACCTGAACTCATTGAGTTAAGTACTGATAATATTGATTGGTCAATGGAACAATATCAACGTAATCGTAACCCATTTAGTTGGGAAATTGTAGAATAGAAAATTAAGATGAAGATGAAGATGAAGAGGAAAGCAATTCATGTAGAACTGAGAAAGGAAAGTAAGAAGTTCGATGGTTGGCTAAAGTATGAAATAACTATCCAAAATACCGATGGAACTACAGAAGTAGTACCAGCATATGGTAAGGATTTACAAGATGCTCTTAGTAGAGTTGTGCATGATGAGAGGGTTCAAAAATTAGAATCAAAAGTTATAAGTAAAGTCCCATTAACTGGATGGGTATTGGCTTGGTTTTTGGGTTTATGTATATTAGTAATGGGTATCTATACATCAATTGAACATAGATATGCTGGATTATGGATAGTAGGAACAATACTTTCTTATACATTTATGACATTATCGATATCAAATTGGTTCAGTCTAAGAAATAGAGTTAAACGTTAAACACCAAAGAGAAATGAAAAGACTAATCAGTATGTTCACGATGAAGAGGACTCTTAGAACTTCTTTTACAGATGTTGTAAGCGGTACACAAGTTTGCTTCTATAAAGACAAGTATGGCGTAGAATGGATGTCTAGTTATCCGTATTATCCGTTTAGGTTTAGAACTAAAACAAAAGAGAAATGAGTGAAGTAAATCCAAATTACAATCCACAAGCAGATTTCAAGAACTTTGGTGAAGAGATGGCATACATCGTTGAAACAACACCTAAAGAGGTGCTGAAGGAGGAATGGGATAAAGTATTAGCAGAATATGGTACTGATACATACGACAAGATTCTATCTATGACTGATGACTTTGTTCAGTCTAATCGTAGTGAAGGACAAACCTATGCACACTACCATTATGATATGATGGCAGACTTTGCTCTGCATATATTAGAAACCTTTAACACCAAAGAGAAATGAAAGCAACTTTAACTTTTAATCTACCTGAAGATAACCAAGAGTTCAAACTAGCAACCAAAGCATCAGATTGGTGGAATGTTTGTTGGCAGATGGACCAATGGTTGAGAAAGAAGTACAAATATATGTCTGATGAAGAATACAATTCAGATAAGTATGATGCGTATGTTGAGGCTAGAGAGAAACTCTTTGAGTTGATGCAGGAGAATGGTGTAAGTTTAGATGATGTATCTTGAAAAATACTTAAAATAATTTGGTAGAAAACTGATGTTTGGTGGTAAACTCTTATATTTATAATAAAATAACTTATTATGAATTATAGAAAACTGTGGGAATCTACCTATGGTGATATACCTAAAGATGATAAAGGTAGAAGCTATGAGATACATCACAAAGATGGAAATCGTAAGAACAACGAACTAAGTAATTTAATGTGTGTATCATTGGATGAACACTATGAAATACATTCCAAACAATATATTGAAACTGGTAATATGAAAGACTTAGCAGCAGCAAGAATGTTGGCTGGAAAGTTGGGTAAGGAAGCTGATGAGTTAAGAGGGTATACAATACCATTGGAGCAAAGAAAAAAGATTAGTAATAAGTTAAAGGGGATTAAACATTCCAAAGAACGAATTGAAGCTATTAAGTTGGGTAGAAAAAAAGGTAAGAAACCTACAAAGGAAGATATTGAAGCTAGGATTGCTGGTATTCGAAGATATTATGAAGAGGAATATGATAGAGATAGTGAGTTTAGAAAGGATGTAAGGCGCAGAATATCCGAAGCTCATAAAGGTAAGGTATTGAGCGAATCAACCAAAGAGAAATTAGCTAGACACAATGCTAAGCACTCCGATGAGGTTGTATTGGAAATAGATAAGATGATTAAGGATGGAGTTAGGTATAGAATCATATCAGAAAAGTATGATATATCCCAAGCCCAAATATCCCAAATTAAACATAGAAAAACATATAAGTGGTTATGGAAGTAATAGATGATTTTGAACTAATTAGTACTCACCCAGTTAAGAAAAGTGATTTGGGGTTTCATGGTAATCTATTTGGAGGAAATTTAATGCTATGGATTGATTCTGCTGGAGCCGCTTTGGCAACTCAAATAGCGGATACACCTCGAATGGTAACGGTGAAAATTGATGAATGTATCTTTAAGAAACCTGCTAAAGAGGGACAACTTCTGAAGATTTATGGTAGAGTTGCTGATATAGGTCATACTTCACTTACCTTATACTTAGAAGCTAGAGCACATAATGTGTATTCTGGCCAACAATCGGTTATACTATCTACGAACATAAAGTTCGTTAGAATTGATGAAAACAATGACCCTATACCAATTTCGGAAAGGGTTAGAAAAAAATATAGTAATGATTAAGAATTACTCAGAAGTAGAACAAATGCAGAATGAACTCCAATGGTGGGGTGAGCAAAAATTGGCTGCAATTAATGAAGGTGATTTACAATATGTAAGTGAATGTAAAGAAAACGAACAAAAGCTGATAGATGAGATTACATCTATGATGAATCTAAAATAGGTAAATGAAAATATCGGTTATAGTTAGAACTTGTAATAGGCCTGATTTCTTAGAACAATCATTAGTATCAATACAATTACAAACCCACAAAGATTGGGAAGTGATTGTATTTGATGATGGTGATAATCCAAAGAACCAAAAGGTGGTAAATGAATTCAAAAAAAGAGTTCCAACCCATACTATAACATATATTAATTCAGGTGGTTCATATCATTTATTTAAAGAGAGTTGGAAGATTGCTCCCAAAGTATCTAATGGTGAAGTTATGATTCGATTGGATGATGATGATTTATTGGATTTTGATTCATTATCATTCATAGATAAAGTGTTTTCAGAAACACCTGATTTGGATTTTGCATATGGTTCGTCTGTATTATTTAAAGATAAAAGTAAAGAGTTAACTGAAATAATGCCAACCATAACTCCATTGGATATTCCAAAAAGCAGGGATATATGGGCTGGTTATGTTGAGAAACCTTGGAATACTCCTTGGACATTTACTCAAAACTACTATGATGAGCCACAACATATTACATCTATAATACATGCATCTAAGCTGAATATTATGTGTGTATTTCACCCATATATAATGAGAACATCATCTGTTCTTAAAGTATCGGATAAGATTACAATGACTTCAAACTTTGTGGATGATTTGGAGTTCTTATCTTCATTGGATTATTTGGGATTGGGATTTCAAAGTTTGAAAAGAGTACTCACTTATGTTAGGAAGCATGAGCATAAAGATGGTAGTATTACCGATGGTAGAACTATTGATGGTACAACTCTATGGGATGATATAATGAGAATTAGGGAAAAGGTAGATTTGGAACTAAGACCTATTGGACTAGATTATTTATCTAATGTGGTAGATGTAAACGTTGAAGGTAATCACAACAATGGTGTGAGTGAACCACTAAAACAACGTTTTAAATACATAAACACAGCAATAGATGAAGTGTTAAACCCACCACAACCTACATTGGGTAAGTTTGATTGGAGACAATTTTAAATTAAGTTATGAGAACAAAAAAGTTTTACACAATTGATTCTGATGGATTGGTTGAGTTAAGGGATTTAGAAAGAGAAGGAAAGCACTTTACTTTTGAGAAATTTGTGAATGGTGAGTTCGATTCATACAATTATCAATGGCAAGAAAACTTCAATAGTTACATCCACAATGATATTGGATGTGATTATGAGAGATATGATTGTTATATAAAAGAAGATGATGTTGTATTGGATTTGGGGGCTAATATTGGTGTATTTGCACATCGTGCGATTCAAAGAGGTGCATCTAAGGTTATTTGTTTTGAACCAATGTCCAATACATTCAATTGTTTAGTAAGAAATTTAGATAGTAAGTGTATAGCTCATAAGAATGCGGTAGGTGGTGATAATAAAATAGAAACATTTACCATACATACATCAAACAATAATACAGGTGGAGCAACTACGTTAGCACAAGATAAACTGATGGATACTAAAAATGAAATCCATTCGGAGAAAGTATTCGTTGTTGGAATCAATGAAGTATTCAAAGCGTATGATAACACTATCGATTTTATGAAGATAGATATCGAAGGTGGTGAGGTTGAAGTATTGGAAGCAATAACTGATGAGAACCTACAATCAATTAGATGTTTAGCTGCAGAATTCCATAAAACCTATGAAGAATTTGAAGATTTTCAGAAATCATTTATAGATAGGATGGATAAGCTTGGATTTAACTCATTTGTATTATATCACTCTGGTGGTGACTTACGAACTGTAACCTTTTCTAAAAAATAATTTAAAAATACTTATTATACCATTTGGTAATATTAAAATTATTTCGTATCTTTACGGAGTAAATGAGAGAGAGGTAAACGTACCTCAAAATAATTTGAAATAAAGCTTGTGAGAATCAAATTTATTTCGTATCTTTACGAAGTAAAAGAGAGATAGAAGTGTTCTTTGAAATGATGTATACCAATAATGAAAGAATGAGGCTATGGTGGTGGAATTGGTAGACACGTCAGGTTTAAGCCCTGATGAGCAGTAATGCTCGTGCGGGTTCGATTCCCGCCCGTAGTACAAAGTAAAATTGGCCCGATAGCTCAGCGAATAGAGCATTGCACTTCTAATGCAACGGTCGAAGGTTTGAATCCTTCTCGGGTCACCGGTGAACACAACGTAGTTGTTAGTAGCTAACATATTATTGGTAAAATGAAAAGGTTGAGGAAAAAGTAAAACCCTTGTAGTCTGCAGCTACTATAAGGTCTGGCCGTAACTGAGTTCCCATTAGGGAGATAAAAATGATAGACGTATCATCTCATAAGGGTAGCTTCCTTTTCATTTACCAAATAGGAAGAGTGGACAATGGTTGTCAAACGGTCTTGAAAACCGTCGGGTGTTAAAGCTTTGCAGGTTCGAATCCTGTCTCTTCCGCAAAGTAGGTTCGAAAGAATACATACTCCTTCATGGGGTTAAGGATTGGGGTGTCCCCGGTCACCTACTTTTTTATGTTAATAGTACTTATCCCCCTTCCCATTAGAATAGGGCGCTTAGGGTAAGTTTTTCCGAGAATAGGTAGTTGCAAATATCTATTCTCATTATTTAGAGAGAGGTAGTGAAGCTGTAATTGGGAAGTAGAGAGAATTAATTAGCGAAAAAAGGTTTGTAGTAGCTAGACGCCTCTAATTGCACCCAATCAGAAACCTTGAAAGACCCGAACCCTCTCTCATTTTGCTCCGTTCGTCTATCGGTTAGGACCTATGGTTTTCATCCATAAAAGAGGGGTTCGATTCCCCTACGGAGTACAACATTGCTTCCATAGCTCAGCTGGCTAGAGCAGCTGATTTGTAATCAGCAGGTCGTGGGTTCGAGTCCCTCTGGAAGCTCGATTCGTAGTTAAGTACTTTTGGACTTTTAGCTCAGTTGGTTAGAGCACCTGACTCATAATCAGTAGGTCATAGGTTCGAGCCCTATAAGGTCCACAACTATCGTTCTTTGAAATATTAACATTTTAAAAAGAAAATTATGGAAATAACATCATTTATTTTAGGTGTATGTGCAGTTATCGTTGTAGCGATGGTTGTGGGTACGTTTGTGAATTATATGAGTGTGAAAAGACTCAAAGAACAATTGGATACTCTGGATAGAGATATCCATAGTGAAGTTCAGATTCTGAATCAGAATTTGGATAAAGAAACCGAAAGGTTAACTGATTATGTGGATTCACTCCACACCATATCAGAGAATAATATGAACGAAATTTATCGTTACATTGATTCTCGTAATGATAAATTACAATCTCAGTTCAAAGACCAAATTGCTTCTGGTAAAGAAGTAAAGAGGGCATTGGATGAGATTAAAGATTTGAATGAAAGGTTAGATAAATTCATTCGAAATTACCAAAATATCTAAATAACAAACTAAGGAACGATAGTTAAGCGGTAGTAGCTCAATCGGTAGAGTATCAGCCTTCCAAGCTGAATGTTGTGGGTTCGAGTCCCATCTACCGCTCAAATATAATAATTTAAAAAAAGTTGTGATTACATTTGGTAGTTCCAACTTTTTTTATTATATTAGTACTGTTAATGAGTGAGAGTTAAACCCTAAAACAAATAAACAAAATGGCAATTTTAGAAAAACCAAAACAAAACGGAATTACAATTGATTTAACAGGTCCGCAAGGAAACGCTTTCTACCTCTTAGGTACTGCAAAAAACCTCGCTAAACAATTAGGATTGAATGGTACTGAGATTATGGAAGAAATGAGAAGTGGTGATTACGAAAATCTATTAGAGGTGTTCGATAAGAACTTCGGTAGTATCGTTACCCTTTACCGTTAATAGTTATAAGAAACTTAAAGATTATGGAGTTCGGAGAAATATTTCAGAATGGTATTATGTATGTAGGTATGCCCGTAATAGCTATCTATGTAGGATATGAATTTATAAAAATGTTAATATTAAATCACAAAGATAAAAATGGCAAAAATTAAAGAGGCTCTTATAAACGATATGAGTTCATACGATATAGAGGCTTATCTATACAATAGACATCTAAGAGATGCAGAATACGAAGATTGGTTAAATAGTGTTGGTTATGTTCAATTGGTAAACGATGAAATTGAAAACAGTAAAGTAAAATACTCCAACTCAGATGTTAGTGAAGCAGTATGTTACGCATTTGATTCGGTACAAGTTACACAATCTGAGGTAGGTTCTGATGTGTATAGTAAGTTAATCTACGATGGTATATTTGAATATTTAAATAAATAGTTATGAGCGAAAAACGTAAAAAAGAAGTTATTGCAAATTTAGAATCAACAATAGCATCAGAAAAGGCAAAATCAGGTGGAGGTAATATCAAAATAATTAGTGATTTGGAACGTAAGTTGCAGATGATTATAGATGGTAAGAACAAAGGAATCAGAAGTAGGACACGTTAATACTTTTTGTATTAGGTATTTATAGTAGTAATGGTGGTTAATGTAAGTTTAATCACATAAATAAGTGGGAAATATGGATATGAATATGATAGCAACTATCGTAGTTGCGTTTTTACTACTATTGGTGATATGTACACCAATTGTGTTACTTACAATATTGATTGTAAGAACTAGCAAACCAAAAGCACCTGTGAATAAGGTAAAGTTGGAACAATTAGAACAAAATGATTATCAAATTGCAGATGATGTGAATAAAGCATTTTCAGATTTCGCATCAGATTTGGAATTATTAAATAAAAGGTTGGATGATATCGAAGAGAAAATGGATAAGGATGCAAGTACTATAAAAGGATTTAAAAAAGATAGATGAAAAATCTCATAGTAGGTGTACTCCTATTCACTATTGCACAGGCACTAATTTGGATACAAACTAACGGACAATTTGTTTGGCCTTGGTTTAAGAGAAATCCATTATTGTTATCTATGATAGGTGGTACTTTCATTTCATATATTTTCATCAAAGGTACATACTTAGTAGCCCACCACTTCGATGGGCAATTGTGGCCAGGTCGATTCTTAGGACAGGCAACTGGGATTGTGATATTCGCTGTAATGACCTTCTTATTTTTGAATGAAGGTATCACTACAAAGACAGGTATTTCCTTATTGTTGGCAATTATATTGATAGGAGTTCAAATCTTTTGGAAATAAATTTGGTGATATAAAAAATTATTCGTATATTTGAAAAAAGTTTGGAAAATAATAGTAAATATGTTTGTAAAGGATAGTAAAAATATTGTGGGATTTACTGCTGGTAACTTTGATTTGTTACATCCGGGTTATATCTACACATTTGAAGAAGCTAAGAAGCATTGTGACCACCTTATAGTTTTCCTTCAGAGAGACCCATCAGCTTATAGGAATAATAAATACACTCCGGTAATACCATTATATGAGAGATATAAAACTCTAATGGCTTGTAGATATGTAGATGAGGTTGTTTCATATGATGATGAAGCTGACTTATTAAAATTAATAGAATTCTATACTCCTGATGTTAGAATATTGGGTGATGATTATATAGGTAAACGATTTACAGGAGACCATCTAAATATCAAAGTGGTTTATACTACCCGCTCACATGGTTGGAGTACAACTAAATTAAAAGATTTGATTACTCTACAAACCATAAAACAAAATCCAGAAATAGTAAACAAAAACATAGAAGATTATGGCAAAGGATAATTGTATTAGTTGTGGTGTTGAAACACCATATCACAAAGATGTAAACATTGAATATCGTTCTCACTATGTAGAGGGAGCAGGTCAGATGTGTAAAGAATGTTGGGGTGATTTAAGTGGTAGTGGTGAAGATAGAATCTACTTTGTTCCCGAATCAATGATTAAGGATACTCCAAATGATTCGGAATTGGGTAATAAGGTACGAACAATGTACCATAAAGCAATCAAATAAGTTATGAGTGATAAAATTTATGTTAGAAAAGTTGAAACTTGGACTGTTTCAGCAGCAAGTAAACCTATTGAAGTAAACGTAGAAGCACTTCGTAAGTGTGAACCACCATATGAGGGAACAACTAATGATGAGTTAGAAGAGTACCTAGCTGAGCATGTGTATTACAATTACGAATGGTATGAGAATGAAACCAACATCAGAGAATATGGTGAAGATGAATCATATGAACTATGTATGGAAGAAGTTTACGATATGGAAGAGTTCTTCGATTCTCGTAATAAAGGAGAGGATTCATTCCTACAATTAGGTGTACCAAATGAAGAATGGACACGTTATGGGGGATTCCAACCAGCCGATAGATTATAATCAATATAAAATAAGTTATGGCAAATTACTTAAAGAGTATTATTGAAGTTCATGCAAACGAAGAAGCTATCAAATATATTGATGGAATTTTGGATGATATAAAAACAGGAAATATCACTTCATTTGCTCAAACCTTTTACGATAATGTAGAAGTAGCTGAAGGTGGTGGTGTAATGAACAATTGGTCATACGATAACTTAGGTTCTAAGTGGACATATTTAGAAGATAACAATGGTGATGGTAGTTTCACACTAACATCTGCATGGTATCCACCTACTAAGTTTTTCATTCACCTCTATAAAATGTTAGTAGAGATTGATTCTGATGTATTCATAGAAGTTGTGTATGAAGATGAGGGGTATGACCCGATTGGGGCAATTGTTATCAAAAAAGATGGTGATGGTACACCTTGTATTTGGGTTGAAGAAGATGAGATGGAAGACCCGACAATCGATATGGATTGGGAAGATAAAGGATACGATGAAGTTCAGATGGAGTTTATGGAATCAATCTACGAACGTCAGCAAGAAATGTTAAAAGAGTGTCATTATTTGGTTAATACAGATGGTGAACCGATTGATGAATATAAAGATTAATAAATAAGTTATGGCAAATCATATGGAAACTTATATCACTATTAAGAATGGTGATATCAAAGTAGCAGAAAAATTAAAGGAGATTTTCACACCAAAAGAAGGAGAGTATCAAGTTGATACTGAAGATTTGGTTAAGAGAATCTTTGGTGAAGATTCACCCGAAGAATACGATAGAGGTTGGTGTATTGATAATATCGGAGCAAAGTGGATATACTCAGAATTTGAATACGATGATAATTGCGAATACATACACCTACATACAACATCAGCTTGGAGTGTACCACAAGGTTTATTGGAACGATTGGCAAAGGTTCTTTCTGAAGTAAAAGAAGATTGTTATATCATTGGAACGTATGAAGATGAATCGTATGACCCATGTGGAGCATTTGTGTATGCTGATGATTATGATGATATCGAAGATTGGGATGGTGAGATTGATTATGATAAAATGTGGGAAGATGATGAATATCGAGATGAGTTGTATGAAAACTTTAACGAACTCAGAGATGAGTTGGAGTCTTTTTATTTAGAATACCTAACAGATAAAGAAGAAAATCCGGAAGATTACGAATAATCTATTATATTTATATTAAAACCAAACTACTATGAGCCTAAAGGAGAAAATCGCAAAGAAAATCTTAGAATTAAAGTTGAACTCAGCTACCAAACATATGAAGGGAGCTATTCAACAACTACAACAAAAGTATGATGAGTTGGTAACGGAAACTCAAAAAGAGGAGAAGTAAATTAAGGTTAAATTTTTTGAAAAAAGTTGGGATTTTATTTGGAAGTCTCAACTTTTTTTTGTATATTTACATAGTAAATGAGTGGGGATGTTCCCACTGTGTTAAACCCTTTAAACCTTAAAACTATGAATTATTTAGTACAACCACAGTCTCTTATCGATAGAGCAATTAGAATCCCATCATTTTCTTCGATGTTTTCTAAAGAACAAATCCAATTTTCTGAATTAGTAGATGTAGCAACTCAGATAGTTGAAGAGTGGAGTTCCGATTGGGATGAAGGACATGGATTTGGTTCATCTGATGGAACTTATATGTTGAAAGATTTTATCGATACAGTTATTAGTAACTTCACTAATAGTGTTTATAATAAAAGTGGATATCAAACGGTATTCAATCCAACTTTATCAGTAGAATACAAATATACTGAATCAGAATTGGTATCATTTGAAGATGATGGGCAATTTTAAAATATTAGTGTAAAAAAAAGTAAGAAATAATTTGGTATTCTCATTTATTTTTCGTATGTTAGTACTGTTAATGAGTGAGAGTTAAACCCCCTTTAAACGAAACGAAATGAAAAATTATCAAGCCCTTTTAATGATTATAGCCGGTGTTGGATTGGTTATCGGAATGGTTAACGGAACTATTCAGAACTACATTGGATTTGCCGATGTGTTGAATGAGATTATCTTCACCATTTTAGGTGGTATGATTCTATTGGGTGGTATCGTTGGAATGGATTACAAAAAGATTTTAAAAGCATTAATTTAAACCCTTAAAACTATAAAATTATGAATTCTAAAGTATTAGTACACTGTCAGTATTTTGAGAACTACAACGTTGATATCAACGGATTTGGTGAAGTTCCACATTGGAAACCAAAAGGTGGACACACCTTTCAAATGCCGATTGATTCGGATATTATGATGTACGCTGATGAGGATAAG